CACGGGAGCGACACGCTGGACCGCGGCCGTGTTGCTCGATTACTGCAACGAGGCGATCCGAAAGATTGTCTCCGCAAAGCCTGAGCAACACAGAACGCGGGCAACTCGGCAGCTCACGGCCGCGCTGTCGTCACAATCCGTCCCCACCGGGTGCATCGCCTACTTTGGCCCAAAACGGAACATGGGAAGCGACGGGACGACCGCGGGCGCCGTTATCCGTGGTCCGGTCGATAGGGAGGCGCTTGACGCATTCACAGCCAACTGGATGACAACGCCGAGCACGACCATCAAGGAATGGACGCAGGTATCACCGTTCGAGCCGACGTTCTTGGTCAATCCTCCGGTGCATGGAACAACAGCGGTCTACGTCGAGGAGGAATACACGCCCGAGCCGACGACGCTCACCGCATCGAGCGACACGCTCCCGGTTTCCGCAGACCATGAAGCGGCGATTGTGGAATGGATCCTCGGAAGGTCCTACGGAGAGGAAACGGAGGAGGGAAGCGTGTTGCGATCTGAAACGTGCTTCAAGCGCTTTTGGGAGATGATGGCGTGAACATTTCGGAATTCCTCCCAGAAATCTACCTCGAAGCGCCGGGGTGCCCGGAAGCGGTTGCGCTCAATGCTCTGCGTCATACGCTCCGCGAATTCTGCGAGCGTACACGCGCATGGCAGGCGGACCTTGACGGGATATCGCTGATTGATGACATCCCGCAATATGACATCGACGTTCCTCCCGATGCGGAACTGGTTGTCGTGTTGTCTGCCCGCTACGACGATTCACAGATAACGCCAATTTACACACCCGAGGAAATGGATCGCGTCCTCATCACCTGGCGCACCGATACGGGAACAGGCGTGTCCTACCTGATCCAGGAATGGAACACGCTTTTCGTATCGCCAATTCCGACCGCGGACGATACGACTCCCGTCTATCTGCGAGCGGCACTCAAGCCAACGATGACGGCTACCACCTGTAGCGACATCCTGGACCAATGGCGAGAGGGCATCTCGGCGGGCGCGCTGGCAAGGCTGAAGTCTGCTCCTGGTAAATCATGGACCGACCGAGAAGGTGCCGAGTATTACCGAGGCATGTTTGAGACCGCAAAGCGTAAGGCTCGCGTTCGTGTGATGAACGGATTCGGCGAACGCACGACGTCCGTTATCCCGACGGCGTATTGATTCCGCGTTTTAACTGTCACCCCGACCAACCGGCCGGGGCGGACTCCTATTGCCAGTAGGTTCCTATGACCACCGTAAATGTCACCGTCACCCTGCAAGACGCCTCGCTTGATGCTGTTGTCGGCGCCCGCGTTTCTGCAAAGTTGTTCTTTCCGGAATCGCTGACTGACTTCATCGCGCCGGAATCGAGCGAAGTTACCGGGACGACTGACGCGCTTGGGCAAGTTGTCCTGGCCGTCTGGCCTAACGCGCTGAACACGACCGTCACCACGTACTACAAGTTCCGCGCGTGGCATCCGACGACGAAGAAGCAAATCCTTAACGTCTGCGCATTCGTGCCTAACTCTAACTGCAATCTCGAAGACATTTCCGAAGATTGCCGAGGGACGACGAGCGGGAGCACTGGCGCTGCGGAATCGGCGGCACTGGCGGCGCATATCGCGAATGCGGGGGATCCACATTCGGCGGCTGGGTACATCACTGGATTGTCGTATTTCACCGAGTCTCGCACCGTAACAGCGCCTAATGCGACGGTTCCTGTGCATGCCCTTACGGCGCTCGGAGCGGAGACGAACATCGACGCCGTTTTTGCGCCGAAGGGGAGCGGTGCGATTTCTGCGCAAATCGCTGACGGTACGGCGACAGGCGGTAATAAGCGCGGAGCATATTCGGTAGATCTGCAAACGTCGAGAACGAGCGCCGCGCAAGTGGCAAGCGGATCATATTCGTTTGCAAGCGGCCGACAAAATACAGTATCAGGGACGGGCGCAGTAAGTTTTGGCGTAATAAATAGCTGTACCGGAGATTATGGTTTTTCCGCAGGAACAGGAAACACATGCTCGGGGACGCGTTCGGTAACGTTCGGTCAGAGTTCGTCTGCCGCAGGGCAATATTCGTATGCGAGAGGACTATTTTGTGCTGCTGGCGGAAGCTATTCGGAAGCAACGGGAAATCGGTGTCTAGACAGGGCTTGCGATGGGAAAAGGGTCTATGCCGCGACATATTTCTCCGCATTTGGTGACTGCCAGTTAGGAACGCATGCCCTCAGCAATGTAACAACCGACGCGACGCCGACGATACTCACCGGAAACGGAAGCTCAGCGACAACAACGACCGTCCCGGTACTGCCAGATAATCATGCCTATGGATTTACTGTAAAAGTCACTGCTCGCGACATAAGCAATGGAGACGCCAAGCGGTGGACGTTTGAGGGTCTTGTGGCTCGCGGAGCTAATGCGGCAGCCACGGCGCTTATAGGAACGCCAACGAAAACAACCAGCTGGGCGAGCGCGGGCGCGGCGGCGTGGGATGTGGATATTGTCGCGAACACCACGCGAGGAAGCGTAGAAGCGCAATTTACAGGGGAAATTGGCAAGACGATTCACGTTATCTGCCGCTTTGATACCGAGGAAGTCGGCTAATGTCATCCCCGCCGATCCCAGAGGTCCCGAGCGATTCACCAAGGGGCCTATTCAAACTCCTCTCGGCCATCAAGGAAGCGTTCGAAATAGGGTTAGGCCGAAGAGGACGGCCCGGGGAGAAATTCGTCACTGAGGACCGCCTAGCGGAAGTCGGCATCACCACAACGCCGACGACGTCATCACCGACCCCTAGCGGAACCCTCGGCAATGCGGCCTATAAAAACGTCGGTACAGGCTCAGGGACAGTAGCGGCCGGCGACCATCTTCACACGGGCGTATATGACCCGGCAGGAACGGCGGCGTCCGCTGTAGCGGCACACGAAGCGTCTGTGGCAACCGTTCACACGGTCGCGCAAATACTGGCCAATGGCGATCCGGCATCGGACTACAGCACGCTCGAAGACCTGGTCAACACGCAGCTATCGACGGGAATCGTCGGCCCGGGCTCGCTGATTTCAGATGCCGGCGCCGGAATGGTCAATGTAGCCGCATCGAACATCCTGCTTCGTACGACGAACAGTGATTCAGGTGAACTGCAACTGTTCATGGTCCCGTTGGGGGCTGGCATAGCTCCTGTCGATGGCGCTCACAACTACATCTACGCCGAATACAACGCCGGGGTTCCGCAGTACATCGTAACAACGACAAAGCGGACGGACACAAACACAAACGTCATCATCGGAACCGTCTACCGCGACGGAACAACGGTACACATCAACAACAATTTCATCGCCAGGGCGAACGACAATCTTCGCCGGGTCTCGCTCCGCCTCGTCGATACGATGCCATTTACCCGAGTCGATGGCGGCATAGCATCAGAGACTGGAACGCGCAACATTGCCATCACTGCCGGGCAATGGTGGGAATGCACCAATTATTTCACTACGGCCGCCTTTGATTCGTCCGCCGCAGGAACGTTCATAGGCGCCTATCAAGACGGTCTCGGAGGATGGACAGAGCAAGCCGCGCAGACGCAAATCGACAACACCTACTACGACGACGGGACCGGAACGCTCGCGGCTCTTACTGCGAATCACTACGTAACGCGATGGGTGTACCTGGAGACGGACGATGATGTCATCGTCGTCTATGGGCGAGGCGATCATGTCTTAGAAGCGGACGCGGAAGCGGAATCCGAGCCGGACAGGCCTCCTCGCATAACGGCAACAGGGCGCCTCATTGCTCGCATCATCATCAAGAAAAGCGCCGCCGTTTTCACGTCGCTCCAAAACGCTTTCGATTCGAATTTCGAACTTGTCGTTCCGACCATCCACAACACGATGGGCGGGCTTCAGGGCGGGGCGGCGGGAGAGTTCTACCACTTCGATGCAGCGCAACATGGAAGCGCTCCGGCGACATTCGGAGTCCTCGCGGCCGGTGACGATGCGTCAGACGTTCCCTATCCCGCCTCGCATATCATCGGCACGCCAACCGACCCGACTGACCTGGAACATCTGATTGGTCACGTGTGGTCGGCGGGAGCTATACATGGATTCGCGCTGACCGACAACGGCGATGGGACGATAGGGACGGCATCAGGGACGGCCGCACTCCGTTCGACAGATGACGAACACGGACACCTCGTCATCTGCGAAATTGCGGCCGATGCTTCCGTTTCGCTAACCGACAACTCGGTCAATTACGTCTACCTGGACTATAACGCAGGCGCTCCGGTAGTCACGGCAAGCACGTCGGTAACCGATTTCAACTGTTTGACCAAGTGCATCATGTACACAGTGGCGCGCGAGGGAACTCAGCTCTATTGGGTCGATGCGCGTAGTCAGAACGTCGATTTCAACAGGAAGCATCGGCGGACGCTTCTGGAATGCGAAACGTTCCGCCATGTTCTCGGCGGGTGCGTACTTGGTTCGGCGGGGACGAGAAATATCACCGTTTCGGCCGGGGCGTTCTATTACGGACTGGCGAAAATAGAGCATTCAGCGTTTGATACATCCGCAACCGACACGTTCATTTACTACTACCAGGACGGTGCAGGCGGATGGACGAAAGTTACCGCGCAAACGCAAATAAATAACACGCAATGGGATAACGGGACCGGCGTTATTGCGACTCTCAGCAACAACAAGTTCGGCGTCCACTGGGTCTATCTCATCCTCGACAACCCAACCGTTCTAGCTGTTCAGTATGGGCAGGGCGATTACGCGAATATCGCCGATGCAAAAGTCGCTACTGTTCCGACTCCTCCGCCGGCATTGCAGGGCGTCGGCGTTGTCATCGGAAGAGTAATCATCGAGAAAAGCGCTGCAGCGTTCAGCTCGGTCGATAGCGCATTCCTCCAATCGTTCGTCGCATCAGCTGCCACCCAGCACAACGGATTGTCAGGTATCCAAGGTGGTACGACGGGCGAGTATTACCACAACACTTCAGCGGAAAGAGCGGACATTCAATCAAATCTGTGGGCGTTTGCCGCAGCGCATGGGTGAATCATGATCCGGTTAGACACAACAACTCGCTCTTTGGAGGCGATTCTAGGTGGTGCTGTCTCTACGAATCAGCTCCCGGTCACGGTTAGCTATTCGGACAAGACATCATCCGCCTACACTGGCGCCTCTAAGCTTACGAACACCAACAGCGCGACGGCCGTAACAATTGCAACAGCTCCGGCCGCAAGCACGGTTCGCGATGTCGATTACGTATCAGTCAGAAACAGCGATACCGCAGCGGCCACGGTAACGATTCGCTACAACGACAACACGACGCTCTATGTCATCATCACAGCAACGCTTGCCGTTGGCGATCAGCTCATCTACACGCACGGCAATGGATGGGCAACGCTGGATTCGAGCGGCAACACGAAGGGCATATCGGCCAATTCGCAGCCTCTCGATGCCACGCTGACGAGCATCGCGCTTCTTGGAACCGCGGCCGACAAATACGCATACACCACGGCCGCCGATACGTGGGCAGAAGGGGCGATAACGTCGGTCGGCAGATCATTCCTGGCGGCGGCCACCGCGGCCGCTCAGAGGATTCTGATTGTAGCTTCCGGGCACGCCTACATCAGCGGCCTTATTGCGTCCAACAATGCCGGGGATGCGAACAACGATATCGACATCGCCGCGGGCGAGTGCATCGACTCGACGAACGCATCCATTCTCGTCGGCTCGGCGTTGACGAAGCGGCTTGATGCGGCGTGGGCGGCTGGGACGAATCAGGGCGGGCTAGACACCGGAGCAAAGGCGAGTTCGACGGAATACTACATTCACGCCATCCTGAAGGATTCCGACAACTCAGTCGATTACCTGTTTTCGCTGAGCCGAACCGCTCCAACGATGCCCGCCGGGTACACGAAGTTCCGGCATATTGGATGGGTGAAGACGGACGGAGGCAGCAATATCCTAGGATTCGTCGCGACGGAATTGCCCGGAGGCGGCCTTAATTACCAATGGAAAGTGCCGGTTGTAGACGTGAGTTTGGCGAACACGCTTACTACCGCCGCAAGAACCGATGCTCTTTCCGTTCCTACTGGAATAAAAGTCCGGCCGATATCCGTAGCAAGAACGTATGACGCTACCGATGCGCACACCGAGCTGATCAGCGATCCGGATACAACCGACACGGCGCCGGGGGCGAGCGGACCATTCACGATCAGCAGCGTAACTCCCGGCTCCTACTCGCTCTGCAATATCCGCATTCTAACGAATACGTCGCGCCAAATCCGTACGCGAAGCACGCTGGCGACCGTGGATGAATACATCGTAACCACCTTCGGGTTCGAATGGAGTCGCCGCTAATGCCGTACGTCGAACGAACAGGTCTCGTAGTCACCGGCATATGGGCAACGCAGCAATACGCCGGGCAGGAGTATTTGCCGGATGGCCATGCGGATTTGCTGCCAACTCTGGCCGAATACAAGGCGACCGCAAGGAAGGAGGTAGACATAGAGGCCGGCATCGCACGGTCAAGGTTCCCGTCGCCGGGATTCCTAGTCGAGCAGGAGTATAAACACGCCGAGAGCGGAGCAAGTTCATACGTTGCTGCCGGATATACGGGGACCGTTCCCGTATGCGTGCAGGATTGGGCGACGGTGAACGGATGGACGGCTCAACAGGCGGCAGATGACATCATCGCTACCGCGGCCGTCTGGTATGGAATTATGGACATCATCCGCGGACATCGTCTAATCGGGAAGAAGGCGATAGAGGTTGCCATTGATGCTGCCGGAGTGGATACGGAAAAGGCGCTGGCCATTGCGAATTTGAGAGGAGTGATTCCTCAATGATCACTCTCCAGTTCTCGACAACGAATCACCCGCTTTCACGTCTGATTTGCTGGTCTACGTGGAGCCCCTACAGCCACGTCGATTTGGTGATGCCAGATGGACGACTGCTCGGCGCCGTATGGGGCGCAGGCGTATCAGTTCGCCGCCCGCGTCGCGACTATACCCGCGTCACTCGACTGGTGGCCGACATTCCTTTCGAACAGTACTACAAGGCGCTCATAACGCAGATTGGAAAGCCGTATGACTGGCGCGGCGTTCTCGGAGTAGCGTTTCATCGAGACTGGCAAAAGAGCGATTCATGGTTCTGCTCCGAGCTTCAGGCCTGGGCTGCGGAACAATGCGGCGTTCGAATGTTGCGTCGAACTGACGTGAGTCGCGTCACCCCAAGAGATTTGCTGCTTAGCCCGCTACTGAAATAACCACATAAACCACAGGTAAAACGTAACCGCCGAAAGGCGGTTTTTTCGTTTTAGGAGCATCGAATGGACCGCCTACAGAACACTGACCTTTCCGCAACTCCTCCTGCCGCAACAACTGGTACGACTGGATACCCGAGAATATCCGTTCCTGGAGGAGTAACGGCATCGGCGATGCACCCGTACTACCTGTACATGCTCATCGAAGAACTGCGCGCCGTCATCGTGGCAGGTGGCGGTACTCCGGCATTCACGACACTCGACCAGGTGCAAACGGCCATCGCGGCGCAGATTACAGCCGCCACACCTGCCGCATCGGAGACCGTGAGCGGGATAGTGGAATTGGCAACGTCGGCAGAAACGATCACTGGTTCAAGTTCCGCGCTTGCTGTCCACCCTTCCGGATTGGCCGCCGCCCTTGCGGTCGGACCAGGAAACCAAACCTTCGTCAGCGCAAGCGGAACTTATGCTGTCCCTACGGGCGTGACATCGCTCCTGCTTGAGCTGGGAGCGGGTGGTGGCGGTGGTGGCGGCGCAGATACGGGCGCATCAGAAGACGGATTCGAAGGTCATGCCGGGCAACAGCTGAAGTATGTCGTCACAGTCACGCCGGGCGAGACGCTGACCATCACAATCGGCGCAGCGGGTAGTGGTGGCGCCGTAAACACCAACGGAACGGCGGGCGGAAACACGTCGATTGCCGGCACATTCGGGACGAAGACGGCGACAGCTGGGACCGGTGGCATAAGCATTTTTGGAACGCCAAGTTCATCGGAAGAGAGCGATGGCGATGATTCTCTTTTCTGGGGGACCAAGGGCGGGCTTGCTGGCAACGCCGTTGGTTATTCCTCCAGCGGCGGCGGCGGCGACTTTTCTGGCACGCAGACGGGCGGTAACGGCGCCCCTGGGTACGCCATCATCACAATCATCTAACCATGCGCATCAGAACCGACACATTCGGCGGCATTGCCCCGGGGATAAATGCCGCAAAATTGCCCGAAGGCATGGCGCAGACCGCGACGAATTGCGATTTCTCGCACGGCGATTTGCGTCCGCTTCGTGGCATGTCCACGATCATCGATCTCGGCGATACCACGCTCAGGACGCTATACCATTTCGACGGAGAGTGGCGGGCATGGGCGCAGCAGGTAGACATCGCCCGAAGCCCGATAGCGAATGATTCCGGTCGCACGCTGGCCTTTGGTGCGACTGTCAACGGCCCGGAGGAGTGGGACGAAAATTCTGCGGTCACTGGCCTTGCGCCTACCGGATACCTGCTCGGCCTTCCTACTCCAGCCACGGCACCGACGCTGACCGCTGGCGCTGGTGGAGGGTGCGCAGTAGCCGACCAAACATCGGTCGCCGTTCTGAACACGTTTGTTCGCACGTGGTCCGCGGTAACAGAGGAAGGGCCGCCATCCGAAGCCGGAACAGTAGACCTGTGCGACGGCCAGACGCTGACGATCAACAGTTTCGCCGCCGTTCCCGCGGGCGATTACAACATCACCCACCGCCGGATCTATGGGGCCATTGCGGGGACGTATTACCTCATCGTTGAACTGCCCGTCGCGACGACGACCTACGACTGGACGTTTTCGGCCACGAACTTCGAGGCCGATATCCTCCCTTCCACCGGATGGGATGCGCCCCCAGCAACAGCAATGGGTATTGTCGTCAAAGCGGATGGAACTTGTGTGGCCTACGACGGCAACAAGATTCTTATTTCCGAGTCGTACCAGCCGCACGCCTGGCCGCCCGAGTATCAGCCCTCGACACAGCACCCCATCACCGCGCTCATTCTGGCCGGTGACGTGGTGATGGTGCTCACCACGGGTCCGCAATACCTCCTGCTGGGCTCAGATCCGGCATCCATGGAACTGCGCCGGCTGGAGACCTATCAAGCCTGCCCATCGAAACTCTCGGCCGTGGACATGGGCTTGTACGGAATCTACGCGGGCACCGATGGCCTGATGATGGTCTCACCCTCGGGGGAGACGCGGAACGTCACGGAGGCATGGTACACGCCGGAACTCTGGCGCGATCTCATCTACCCGGCATCTGTGCGCGGTTACAACTGGCGCGGATCCTATGTCGCGTTCTATTTCCGGGTCACCAGCTACACGCAGATGACTGTCGAGGACAGCATGGAATCGCTGTTCGACGAGTACACCGGGACCGCGGGCGGCTTCATTTACGATCCGAAATACCCGGGCCTTCGATTGCTCGATTTCTCGGCCGACGGCGGGCAAGCGATTTTCGAAGCCGTCATCAATGGCGGCGTGACGACAGTGCAGGCAGGTCTTTTGGCGCTCTTGGACGATGGCGTCGTGAAGGAGTTTGCGAGCGAAGACGCGGCCTATCTGACCGCCACTTGGAAAAGCCCCATCAGGCGCACCCCGCGCGCGATCAATTTCGGCGCGGCTCAGGTAATCGCCGACGCCTACCCGCTGACCTGGAAATTGTACGGTGACGGCGTTCTCAAACACACGCAAACGGTGACGAACGCCAACCCGTTCCGGCTGCCCGGAGGCTATCGGGCGTTGGACTGGGAAGAGGAATTCACTGTCACCGCCGGGGCCGTCCGCTATTCCGCCATGGCCGAGACATTGCGCGAACTGGCGAACGAGTGAAGATCCGACAAAGGTGCAACGTTGCACTTTTAACGCCCGCACATGGCGGGCTTTGTTTTGCGCGGCCTAGGATCGCTACCGAAAGCGGCCTGATCTCTCCTAGGGCTGCACGGCTGCGCACCTAACACACTGGAGATAAAGGAAAGCGTATGAACGACGTAGCAATGATTAACTTCCACGATTTCGTGATGATGTCCGGCGACAAGCTGGTGACGGACTCGCGGAGGGTGGCGAAGCATTTCGGGAAACAGCACGCCAAGGTATTGAGAGCAATTCGAAACTTAGGTTGTTCCGAGAAATTCAGGCTCGCCAATTTTGGCGAGTGCTTGGAAATCAATAAGTTGTCTAAGAAGCCCGAACCGTTCTACACCATGACGAAAGACGGGTTCATGTTCCTTGTTATGAGGTTCACGGGGCAGAAGGCGGCGGAAATACAAGAGGCATTTATCAATGCCTTCAACTGGATGGCGGAACAGCTCCGCAATGCCAGTATGGGCCTCTGGCAGCAGAAGCAGGCCCTCATTGCCAAGGAAACTGAATCGAAAGCCAAAGGGACCTATGGATCGCGCTTGATGCTGTCGCGAAAGAAAGAGATCCCGAAATTCCGCGAAGAGCACGCCCGACTGGATAGCCTGATTCAGATCCCGCTGATGCTCGCATAACCACACCACCAGGCCAAACCAAGCCCGCTCCGAGCGGGTTTTTTTACGCCCGCACAACTGTACAAAAACACACCTGAGGAAATACATATGGGCTTCGGACTAAGCGGAGTGACCGACGCGATCGGTTTAACCGATTTTGGCGGCGCAGCGACGGCGCAGCGCCAATCCAACAAGGCGCTGCAAGAGCAGATGGGTCTATCTCGCGAGCTGGTTGATTGGTGGCGCACGAATGCCGCCCCGTACCAGAAAGGGTTGATGGAACGCGGCATGGGCCTCTATGACGAGGCCGCGCCCACGGAAGCCGACTATTCCCGCGCGCTGGGTCAGGCGTCGAGCGACGTGGCCGGCGCATTCGGTCGAGCTCGAGACACCACAGCGCGCGGCCTGATGCGCTACGGCGTCGATCCGACATCGGGCCGGTTTCGTTCGGCCATGACCGGCCTAGCCGGAGAGCAGGCGGCAGCAGATGCGGCGGCTCGCAATGCGGCGCGCGGCGGGCTCCGTGATACGGCATTTGCCAGGAAATCGCAGGCGCTCGGTCTTGGCGCGAGTCTGAATGCGCCTAACTACGGCCTGGTGGGGCAGGGCATGAGCGGACTCAGCTCGGCTGCCGGTCAATATGGCAACCTGGCAAGCCAGCTCTCGGCCGGCAATCAGGCGGCCATCGGCGGACTGATTCAAGGCGCAGGGGCGGCCTATGGCGGTTTCTTGGCGCGCCCTCCGGTGAAAACGAGCGCCAATGGCGGCGAAATCAACAGCCGCGGTTACGGCCTCAGCGGCCATTATGCCGACGGCAAGCAGACGCGCGGCTATGGCCTCAGTGGCGCCTATGCGAACGGTGGCGTTGCAGCCCCTGAGCGATTCATGGGCAACGCAGAGCGTATGGAGCCGCCTCCCGGTAGCCTGAGCGCAAATCGCGGCCGCATGGGGCTTCCCATGGGCGGCTCGGGGATGAGCCAGATCCGCGGCGAGATGCGCGGCCCTGGCACGCCTGTCTCCGACGACATCCCAGTGACCGACGAATATGGCGAGGAGGCACGCCTTGCTGATGGCGAAGTGGTGATGCCCACCGATACCGTCGCCGCCATGGGCTTGCAGTTTATGCAACGCAATCCCGAGCGCGCGGCACACATGCTCGGCGTCAAATTGCTGGAGGAGCAGATCGACCAGACGCACACGCCGGCCGACGTACAGCAGGCGCGCGGGCTTAGCATAGATCCGCGCGGCCGGGCAGGTAATCCGACGGGCAATTCTGGCGATGTCGAATTACCTGCAGTGCGCGGCCTGAGCGGGTATGCCGATGGGGCGCAAGTGCGCGGACGCGGCCTCAGCGTCGGGCGTCCGTCCCCGTATCGCGGCTACGGCCTGAGCGGCCATTACGCTGACGGTAACGAAGTCCGCGGTCTGAGAGTTCGCCAAAAGCTCGACGACGAGGATGACGATAGCAAAGTGGACCGTCCGAGTCTCGGGACTGGCCTCGCGGAGAATGCCGCACGGACTATCGAGGAGGCCCGTCGCCGGCGAGAAGCAATGCTTCGTGAGGTGAACGGGTACGCCGATGGGCGACAGGTTCGCGGCCTCAGCGGTGTCGTGACCGTCAATGACGAGACGGAAGAAAAGGAACGTCCGTCCCTGGGCACCGGACTTGCGGAGAGCGCTGCACGCACAATCGAAGAGGCAAAGCGCAAGCGCGAGGAAATGCTCCGCGAGGCGATGGATGGCGGCTATGCAGACGGCGGTCAATCCGGGCTAGGCCTGGGCCTGTCCATGCTCGGTCATGGCCTCGCCAATGCCTACAGCCGCGGCGGGTGGCTCCAGGGCGTGCAGGCCGGCCAGCAGTCGGCGCGGCAGGCGGAGGAGGATGCATTTCAGCAGCAGCAGCGCACCGACGAAAAGAAGCGACAAGAGCAGTTCTCCAATCTCGTCACGGAATACGGAGAAGCAGGCGAGCCGCAGAGACCGAAAATTCTTAATCAGATGTTCGCCACCGATCCTAAGTTGGGCGTCGAAGCAAAGAAATTCTATGGATTGGACAGGAGCGGAATCAAATACGGCCTTAATCCTGTGTACGCAAAGGACAAGTCGGGCAACGTTGCCGGATACCAACTGAGCGAATCGGGTGAATTGCGCGAAATTGATTTTCCCGAGGGGATAAGCCCCGCGCCGCGGCTCAACTGGGGAGATCTCGGCAACCGGCGCGTTGGGTTCGACCCGATAACCGGCAAGCCCGTAACGAGCTATGACATCAAGCCAGGACCGACACAGACTCCCGACTACCAAGGGGCGGTTGAGACAGCTAAGACTTCCGGAAGAGAATCGGCGGAAGCAAAAGTTAAGGCCGCGCAGAACCTCCCGCAAGCGGAGGCTAGTGCAGATGAGCTTATGCGCAACCTTGACAGGCTTGTTACTCATCCCGGCCTTGGTGCCGCCGTTGGAGCAAGCTCGCTGATCCCTGTTGTGCCTGGAACGTCGCAGGCCGATTTCGTGACTCTTCTAGATCAGATTGGCGGCAGTCAATTCTTGCAAGCATTCCAGAGCCTGAAGGGCGGCGGCACAATCACGGAAATCGAGGGCAAAAAAGCCGAAGCAGCTATCGCCCGCATGAACCGGCGGCAATCCGAAGAAGAATTCGTGAAATCAGCGAATGAGTTCCGTGACATCGTGGCCAAGGGCATCGAGCGCCAGCGTAGAGCGGCTGGGGTACAGAAGACGCGGACGCAACAGAGGCCGACAGTGGCCACAGAGCGCCCATCCCTTTCGGCATTTAGGAAATAAGCCATGGCATTCGACATTGAAGGCGCGAGAAAAGCCGGATACACGGACGCGGAGATAACCGACTATCTGTCATCCGAATCGAATTTCGATGCCGGAGGAGCGAGAAATGCGGGGTATTCCGATCAGGAGATTATTGAGCATCTAACAGCCGCCGAGCCACAGGAGGCGCCATCCGCCGCACCCCCGGAACCCGCCGGCACCGAGAGCCCGGAACAATGGCAGCAGCGCATGCAATCTCAGATCCAGGGCAATCTCCAGGCGCAGCAAACGGCGGCCGATGAAGGTCAGCAGTTGGCCGGGTTTGGTGCTGGCGTCATGGATCTCGGGCAGGGACTGAAGCAAGCCTATTTGCAGGCCACAGGCGGCGATGTCGAGGGTTACACGAAGCAGGTGCAGGCAGAACGTGCAGCTTTCGAGCAAACGCCAGAGGCGCAAGCGCAAGCATTTCGCGGCGGGCGCATCGCGGGGACTATCGCCCCCACTCTGGCGATCCCTGGCGCAGCAGCCGGAGCGACGCTGCCTCTAAGGATGGCGGTAGGCGGGGGCACTGGCGCGGCCATTGGTGCGGGTTCATTCGTCCCAGAAGGGGAAAGCAGGCTTACTGCAACGGGTAAGGGCGCGCTCATTGGTGCAGCAGCGCCGGCCGCAATCGCAGGCGCCGCTTATCCGGTGGCGAAAATTGTCAATGCAGCAAAGGGACGATTCGCTTCACCGAAAGTCGAAGAAACCATCCAACAGGGAGAGAAGTTTGACGTTCCTGTTTTGGCCCCCGACGTGATGGGACCGGGCGTCCAGAAAACGGCGCAGTATCTCGAAGACGTGCCCGTTATTGGGATGCGCGGAACCCGCACCGAGCAGATGCAGAAAGCGCAACAGGCGGCGGAAAAACTACGCAACAAATATGCCCAGCAAGGATCCGATGACATCGGAAGGATTATCCAAACGGGCATGAAGAATAAGGCCGAAATCGTCAGGACAATCAAGGCGGGAAAATACACCAAAATTTCGGAAATCGCGGATGAACTCGGCGTCACGCCCACGGATGGGATGCAAAAAACAGCGGCCGACATAATCGAGCGCGAGATGAAAAGACCGGAAGCCTACCGCGACACGGCGCTGATGGGCCAGATCAAGAAATACACAGAGAGCCCGGAGGCGAAATTCTCAGATTTGCAGCGGTTGCGGGCGGAACTCGGAGAAGAGATCCGTTCCCTTGAGACGAACAAGAAGCCAATTGCTTCATCCGGAGAACTTGGGGCGCTGAAGGAAATAAAGAGGTCGCTCGAAAATGATATGGCGTCGTTTGCCACGGCGAGCGGCGACGATTTGGCAAAGCTCTGGAAGAATGCAGACAAGTACTACAAAATGAAATTCCTACCGTTCAAGGAGAAGGAGATCCAGAACGCCATCAAGAATGATGAGCCGGACAGGATTTTCAATTATTTCGTCAAGGACGGGTATTCCGACAAAGCGAAGAAGTTCTATAACTCGCTGGACAATACCGGCAGGCAGGCTGTTCGATATGGGATGATCGACAAGGCTTATCAGAAAGCCTACGACGAGGCGACCGGCGTATTCAGCCCTGCAAAATTCGCCACTCAGATCGATAAGCTGGACGACTCCGCAAGAGCGTTTTTCAAGGGATCGGACTACGGCGAGATTAAGGGGTTCGCCAACCTGATGCGGCACGTTCAGCGCGCAGGGCAAGCGGGCCCGGGTCCGGCGACTGGCGTTCAGGCGGTTCCGCTCTTGGGGGCTATGGGTGTAGGCGCGTTGTCGGCAGTGAACACGGCTGCCGGGGTCGGAGCACTCGCATCAACATATGGGCTACGGATGCTGTTCACATCGAAGAAAGGAAGGGCGCTTCTAACGGCGGCAGCAACATTCCGTCCGGGTTCGCCTGGCGCACAGAGGACGGCACAAAAAATAGAGGAGCTGATATCAAAGGCCGGAGCCGTAGAAGCGACGAGAGCGGAACAATGATCGTTACAGACCAATAGTCCAGGTGTGAACGCGGGCCGACGCAAACATCGCACCCACCATAGCCCATATCCCCCAATCAAACACGTAGTAGCAAACAGCCCACGTGATGATCAGCGCGCTCCATGGGGCTATGTAGCAAACAGCGGTTCGTGCGGGGCCGGGCGGCATTTGGAACCGTTGTCGGCGTGACCCGTCAATGCTCATTCTTCGCTATCCGGCCTTGGCATGCAGTCGTGAGGGGATTCAACAGGATAGACCGGGAAGGCAAGGGCTTGCAATGGAGGCGCGTGGCTGGCGGCTTATTGGTGGACAAGCCATCACTAAAAATATCTTATGCGGCATAGACACGATGAATAACGACAGCCTTGGCGGTGGTCTACAATCCAGCAAGGAACGCAGGAGGAACCAGCGTGAAACCAGAAGAAATCATCCTTAGGTGCTATGCAGAAAAGCAGGGCGAATCAGAATGGTTTGCCATTTGCGTGGACCTTAACATCTATGCTCGCGCCGCTTCGTACAATGAAGCAAGGAAGATGCTGGCGGGCTTCTTGAAGGAGTATATCAAGGAAGCCCTGACGGATGACCGCGAGTACGCCGACCAGCTTCTCCACCGCTCGGCGCCGGCGTATTTTTGGTGGAAGTATTACACCATCCGCGCCAGGGTCATGATTGCTCATTGGCTAAATAGATTCTTCCACGCAGCACGTCATTTCTCGGCGCTGCCCTTCACAGAGCCCGTGCCCATGAGGCCGCTTTAATCGCGAAAGAGTTGTGTGATAGGGATATTTCGCATCAAGCCCATGCCATGCCGTAAGGCGCGGCGCGCACTCCAAAACCTCATGTTTGAAGAGCGGCGCAATACTGGCACATCCCATACGCAATGGGAAAAGGTCGTTGGCGGCTCGAAGTTCAAAGCGACCCTCGCTTGCCATAATGGCGAGGTAAAGCGCGACGACATCAAGAGCATCATCGGGCAGGCGGGCGTCACAAAGGCCGAGTTCTACGCCGCCTCAGAATCGAACAAAAAAGGACACCCTGCAAGCCACTTGAGGCTAATGATAGGGGCGAAGTTGCCAACAGGCCCTATTACCGAGGAAGAAGAGTAGGGCGCCCCTCGCTCACCACCGAGCCGGGCGGATACACCTGTCACACGCCAAAAATATCAATGACCAACCACGCCCCCGTAACCATAATCTCTGCCAACACCAGAGCCGCGCATAGCAGCCACAATCCGTGAAAGACTTGCAGAGGCCAGCATCCGCGCGTTGTGGAAAATACGGATTTTATTCGCGTCAACGTCATTTCTTCATACCTTCTTTCTGCATCTCCACCACCGAGCACTTGCCCACGCTTATTTTGAGCAGGCCGGCGTCTATCTCCAGCGGCTCAACGTCCTTGGCATTCGGCACCTTCACGAAATTCCCGTTCGGCAGGAATGAGAGCGTGTCGCAGTAGACCGCCTGGATTTCTCCATCCTTGAACCGCTCGATGCATTCCCGCCCGTCGGCGAACGCGAACGTTTTACGCTTGCCGGTCGAGATAACATAGCATCCGGTAGCGTAGGAGTAGTCGTTATCGGCCGCCGTCATGGATTTGTTGCACGGAGACCGCTCGTCGAAATTCTTCGGCCGGTCTAGGTCTGGGTCGATTTTGCGGACCGTGAACGTCGATGGCGTCAGAGCGGCGGGGGTCAGCCCACCACCCTCTGCCGCGAATCCGGCCGCCTGCGAGGCCGTGCAGAGCGCCGTGAACAGGGGCAGGGATGGCAGCTCTTCGGCGTGCACCGGGAGGGCGGCGAGAAGGAGCAGGTAGTACGGTTTCATGGCGGCTATCCGTTTCGCGGTAGAGGGAGCATGCCACGCCCTGGGCGGCCGGCGCAATGTGATCGGGTTGCGCCTGGCCTAGCGGCGCTTTTTGTCTTCCGCGCCTCGCGCTGGGCGATAGCCGCCTCGCGCCACCAGTTGGCGTTCAAAGGCCGCAATCGCATCCTCCATCACCATTCCGGCCTGCGCATGGTCGCGAGTGGCCAGGGCCTCTTTGATTTCCGCAATCTTCCGGTCTGGAAGCTCGCTGAGCGCCATATTCACAAGCTCATCGCTGTATTTGGCGGCCAGCAGATGAAGGGTCTCGCGGAGCCGCTTGTCGGAGTTGACGAAGGCGGCGAACTCGGACATCAGCGCCTCGTACTTCTTCAGGAGGCGGGCATAGTTCTCTTGGATCTCTGCGCATGAAGAAGGTTTGGCAGAGCCGACGAAGGTGCTGTCCAGCCTCGCGACAAGCTCGGCATTCATGCTGCGTGACTGAGCTGTGGCGGCAGCAACAAGCTTTTCATGCAGTTCTGCGGGAAAACGAACCTGCGTCCGGAAGAAGTCGTCTTGTTTGCCCATGCAAAAAGAATATCACTACGTCCGTCACTATGTCTTGACACTGGCATAGTGACGGATTAGGCTGTCACTGTGATAGTGACTATAGAGGGCAAATGGTCAATGCAGACAGAAACGGGAAAAAGCTCGAATCAATCCAAAGGGTTAGAGGCGCGGTTCCAAGTCAGGTTCCCGATCCATCTTCGCGACGGCGTAAAGCAATATGCCGAAGGGGAGGGGCGCTCGATGAATATGCAAATTGTGAAGTTCGTCGAAAAGGCGCTGAGAGAGGCAAGGGCGGAACGGGAGGTGCGGGCATGAACAGCATCACAGTGGCAGATGTTCAGGTCTCTATCGTTGAGTACGATGAGAAAAGGGTTATTACCTTCGCAATGACGGACGCGCTTCACATGAGGCCAGAAGGAACGGCAAAGCGCAATTTCACTGAGAACAGGCCGAGGTTCGTTGAAGGAGAGGATTTCTATCTCATTGATTTTTCTAAAAAGGACGAATTTCGCCGATTTGGAATTGAAGTGCCTCCGCGCGGGTTAATCGTCCTCACGGAATCCGGCTATCTGATGCTGGTCAAGTCTTTGACTGATGACCGGGCTTGGCAGGTACAGCGCCAACTTGTGAAGGGATATTTCCGAGCCAAAGAGCAGCAAACGGCATTCCGCGTCCCCGAAACGTTGCCTGACGCGCTGAGACTGGCGGCCGATCTCGCCGAGGCCAAAGCCAGGGTAGAGGCCGAGAAGGAAATCCTTCAGAGCAAAGTCGAAGAGCAAGCCCCGAAGGTGGAGGCGCTGGAGCGCATATCCGCCGCCGATGGGGATCTGCCGTTGCAGGTGGCGGCAAAGGCGTTGCAGCAGCCGCCGAACAAGTTCTGCAACACGCTCCGGCAGAAGAAATGGATCTACAAGCGCCCCGGTGGCAAGAGGAATATCGCCTACCAGGACAAGATCGTCGCCGGGTATCTGAACGTTAAGACCGCCACCATTATTGATGCGGAAGGGAATGAGTTCCTGAAGGAGCAGGTGATGGTGACGCCAAGGGGGCTTGCGAAGCTTTCCGAGCTTATTTCCTCGGGAGCGATGGCGTGAGCACGAAAGCATCCGAGCAAATGCTCATGACAGGCGTTTGTCCCGACTGTGGCGGAGAGCTTGGGCGTGTTTGGACGTCGGAGGCGATCAAAGAGGCAAAAGACGACATCGGCATGACCGATGAAGACGACTTTCACGACTGCTGCCGAGAATGCGCCAAGAACTATATGCCCGCCGACTTGTGGCATGAGTTATATGGGCAAGGCATCAACTGACGGGAACGGGAATCACATGACAGACGAAACAAGATACCACGTGTATGGATCATCGCCCCAGCTTGCGCCGGAGGAAATAGCAACATGGCCGAATGGAACAACCGTCCACCGCGCCGTCTACAACGGCAATGCGGCCGCGATCCTCTCCACTGACGATATCCAGTACATGGAAGCGATGCTGGAACGAATCGCGGAAAACTCTGAAGAGGGCGTTCTTGACGAAGAGATCGATGGCTTGTGGGGCCTGATCAAATCAGGCCGCCAGCGGATGCAGAAACTTCATGAGGCACTGGGAGCCTTCACGGCGGATAGCGTTGCCAACATGAGGAAGAGCGGGAGCGACCGGATCGATTGGTCGCAAAGCGAATGACCAAAAAGAAAGCCCCGGAGACGGCCATCTCGCGGGGCTTAGGGTTGGCTCAAAACTGAAGGCGATGAACCATGTCGAATACTAGCGTACTGAAGCTGGTCCAATCAAGACCCGCTCTGACGGATACCCTGGAGCGAATCGGCATCATCTCGGAGAACGCCCGGTGCGTGCTGGAGCTGGTCCGGCACTACCTGGACGACTACCGGGAGCAGTTCGCGGGGGTGTCGGGAATAACTATTGAGGGCTGTTTGCACATGGTGGAGTCCGGGCTGAAGCAGATAGACGATCTGACCGAGAGGGCTCATGAACAAGCATAGCGAAACCGACGAACTGCCAAGCCTGCCATTCGGCATGACGAAGACGCCCTATTGCTGGCCAGCGATGGCGGGGGCGTTCATGTCATGCGCAGTATGGGCGGCCAGCAAAGAAGAGATCGTTAAAGCCTTCGAGAAGGATACCGGCTGGGACGTAAGAACCGTTGTGCTCAGGAGCTCCATCGAGAAGATGGTGGATGAGGCAACGGGCCGGGACAGGGAATTCTTGGGCAAATGGTATGACTGGGTGGCTGAAAACATATTTGGTGAAGATCCAAGCGTCACCTAAATGACCAAACCTTTCCGAGCCCCGGCGCATAAGGGTTTGTAGGTGTGACCATTCAGCCGAACACAACCCCGCTACGGCTCGCCCTGGCGGGGTTTTTCATTTCCGCCCTATACTGACCGTCCCTTCACCAGAGAACGCACCTATGCGCCTCGTCATCGCGTTTGCGGCCATGATTGCCCCGGCTATCTGCCTTGCCGATTTCACCGGCCGAGTGGTCGGAGTTACCGACGGCGACACAATCACGGTCCTCGTAGATGTCCGACAGGTTAAGGTGCGCCTCACTGAAATTGACGCACCGGAGAAGCGACAGGCATGGGGCACGAAAGCCCGTCAGGCGCTATCTGACCTCGTATTCGGCCGCGTCGTGACTGTGGTCGAGAATGGCAAGGACCGCTATCAGCGCATGCTTGGTCGCGTTCTCGTGGGCGAGACGGACGTGAGTGCCGAAATGGTGCGCTCGGGCAATGCCTGGATCTATCGCAAGTACGCCAGAGACAAGGCCCTGTTCGCGCTCGAAGACGAGGCGAGGGAGGCCGCGCGCGGATTGTGGAGCTTGCCTAATCCGGTCCCGCCATGGGAGTTCAGGCGCTCAGCCAGTGTTCGATAAGGCACAGAAGCGTATAGGGAATAAGGATCACCCCGACGACCGGGTACGCCCAGAAGAACAGCTTATTGAATCGCCCTCCGCAGCGGCTTGCGTTGAGCCTCCACATCTCAGGAAGGTCAAAAGACGTTGGGAAAATTCCGCCAATATCTTTGAATGTCGATTTCATTTCTTCTTGCCTCGCGCCTTCGGCGGGAACTGCACTTTGTCCACCATGCGCTTCCCGTCCTGCGCCGCTTTCGACAGGTCTTTTCCGACTCGCTTGATGCCGGCCTTCTGTTTCTCGGTCATGCATTCTCTCCCGTTATCGTATTCGCCATCGCATACAGCACCGGATCGCCCTCGGTCAGCGCCTCCAGAAGCAACCGCTTTTCTTCCAGATAGACCCGGGCGAATTCCGGATCACGCTCGACGATAGGCCGCGTATTGTCTATCAGGTCAGCGAGCTTGATGGTCTTCGCTTCCGGCGAAGCGCGGGCCGTGTGTTCGCGGTCGATGGCCTTGCGGGTCTTGCGGTTGCCATCCTCGGGGCGGCTTACGTCCGTCAGTTGCTCGACCAGGACGGACACCTTTGACCCGAAAGCAGCCTCGATGATGCTCAGCGTGATTGGGGTATCCTCCACCACGTCATGCAGCCATGCCGCGGCAATCATATGCGGGGTGTGCGGCACGCTGCGCACCAGCTCGACAACGGCGGCCGGATGCGTAATGTAGGGCTCGCCTGTGTACTTGCGGACCTGGCCGGCATGGGCGGACTCGGCAAAGGCGCGGGCTCGTTGTTCCATTATTTTTCACCTAGCATGCGAACATTTCCGCCAGAGTTGCGCCAACAGCCATGCCTACAACCATGGCCACCAGGAACCATATTATGGGCATGAGATCGCGGTAGGCGCTCATTAGGATTGTACAGCCGCGCAGTCCATAACCCCGGTGGGGCCACCGCTGTGAGTGCCAACAATGGCCACCACTTCTTGCGCCAGCATTATCATTGCCGCACGAATCGCGCCGGCGTCTCTGCCTTTCTCTCGGTTGCGCTTCCAGTTCTCCGAGAGGTCGGCTAGTTCGTCCAGCTTCTCGCCTATCTGGTCGTGGTACACGTCAATGGTTCTGTTCATCGCTCACCTCCTCCCCGGACTTGCCGGTCTACTTCTGCTGATTGCCTATACAGTTCTTGGCCGTCGGATGCGGCCAATCGTCATCTAGTTGCCCGCGTTCGAGTGTGGGCCAAATTGTGGCCCATTTTGGGCTAAATGTGGATATCTGCGGCTTGATAGTCCGATGCAAGCCATTGAAATCATTGATTCTCGGTTCCGTAGAACGGACTTAAAATCTCTCGGCCGCAAGGCCATACCGGTTCGATTCCGGTCCCGGGCACCATTCAAAATCAATCGCTTGCGAGATTCACTCGGCATTGCGGCTTTTCTTGGTGTGGGCCTTTTTGTGTCCCACTTTCTTCAGTGCCGCGCGCAGGTGATCGTCATGCAGGTGAGCATATCGACTCGTCACCCCAAGGTGGGCATGCCCCATCAGGTCGCGCACGGCCGTCATGCTGGCGCCCGATTGCACCAGCCATGAAGCGAACGTGTGGCGCAGGTCGTGAGCGTGCAGGCCGGGCTTTCCGATCTTGACCCGGGCCTCTTCGAACCGTCGCCGGAATTGGTTCCGCGTAATCGTCACCGGAATGGGGTAATGCGCAATCTCAGAGTGTATGGGGACAATGCGCGGCTTTCCGCTCTTTGTGTTAGAGCTAAGCGCGATTACATCGCCGACCACGTTATCAGCGGTCAGGCGGAACAGTTCGGATAACCGGAGCCCCGTGTAGGCCAACTGCCAGATCATAGGCCCAGCGTCGCCGGCCGCGGCGGCAAGGGACATCACTTCGTCGCGCGTTAGATACACGTACCGCTCATTGTGCTCGGCGAGCAATTTGATGCGCCGCCCGACCTTCTCTGTAACCCATCCCCAGTCATAGGCGCAGTTCAGGACGCGCCTGATAATGGCTAGGCGGCGATTGATCGTGGCCGGCTTCAGTCCTTGCGCGATGAACTTCTGCCGCATGTTGGCGGAGGCGTCGGGGACTTGCTCAAGCCATACGCCTTTGATGTGCGGCAGCACCAGCCTTGCGCGCGCCCGTAGGCCGGGGTCTTTGAGCGTAGAGCCTTCGTCCTTCAGCCAGCGAAGCAGCGCCTCGTCGAATGTCCTGCACGGCGTCTTCCCCATCTTGGCCTGCAGGCGGTCATCAAGCGCCCTGGCGCGAATGCGCGCCTCTAGTTCGCGCGCGTCTTTTTGCGTCGCTTGGGGGCCAGCAGATTCTCTAATTCTGATTCCACCGACTTTAACTTCAACCCACCAAATCTCACCACGTTTGAAGATAGACATGGGACGCTCTTTAGCCTCTTTACGCGGCGCTTGTAGACTTCGACATCTTCGGGATCAATCCGATCCCCTTTCGCCCCTCGGCCGCAAGGGATCACGGGGATCTGACCATCGTCTATGAGGCGTCGCAACTGCTTCGGAGAGATAGAAAGCGAGTCGGCCGCCTGCCGGACGGTTATTAATTTGCTCACCTCATCCTCCCCATAAACCGGAACATCGCATCGATTTTCCTGAGCGTTCTCACATGCCAAAATAGCGCCGCTCCATGCCTCCTTATGTGCCATTTTCCATCGCGGCGCAGTTTCACGAATCGCTTGGCCCATCGCTCGTCACGAAGAGGGCGTGTGATTGCGCATGATAGGTAGTTACGGTTGCTCATTGCGCTTTTCCTTCTGTCCGCGCTCCAGTGCATTCAACCGATTCTCCATACTCTCCAGTGCATTCAACCGATTGACCAATATCACCCGATACGCCGACTTCGTGCACGGGTTCGTCTCACGCTCATAGGAGCGGAATATCTCGCCTAGCGGAACGGGCTTGCTCATTTCTCGCTTCTCTTTGCTGCGATTACCGGAACGCAATGTTGCGTGCGCGGAAGCTCTTTCTCGCATTCTGAGACGGCCGCAGCGATTTCCGAATTGAGCCGGCGGCCGTCTTGCGCATCGTCTAGCAACGTTATAGTGGCCATCAACCACGTGATCGAAAGCCCAGAAACGAATGCAATCAAAGGCCACAACAAGTTACTCATCACCAGTCTCCTTATTCGCGTTTACTGTCTCCGCACTCGCCACGATATACCGAGGCTTTCGGTCCCGGCAGTTTCCTTCCTTTAGCAATACGCGCCCTCCTCGCATGTCGATCCGAGCGTCGATGTACTTGGCGTCAAAGTTGTCCAGCATCAGGCGCCCTCCGCTTGCCAGTATCAGCGCCGGCAGCAAATCGAGTACGGACATAGGCTGCCATACGGGATCATCGTGATATTCAACTATGGTTCGTAGGCTGCTTTGCGGTTCGGCCGGTAGCGTGGCGCGCAATTGTCTTGCCGCCTCCCGCATGGTCTCGGCCCATTCTATTTTGTCGCCAGCCTCGGCAACGTCGGCTGCGGCGCGTAGGCGAGCAATGAGTTCTGTAGTGTCGATCATTTCGTGCCCCTGGCGCGGATGGCGCACTCCGTCATCAAAGCGTGCAGCTTGCGGAATTCGTGATTGCGGTAGCTCCCATCCGCATAGATGCGCGGCTCCCGAAGGTTGTGGCCATCTGCTGCCAGATAGTCTTTGCAGCCTTGTTCCGTGAAACAGGCGGTCACGAACTCCCACCGCTCTATACATACCGTGCGCGTCCACCCGTCCGGCTCTTTAAGCGTCTCTTGGTAGGCGGCTTCCAGTTCCGCCGCTTCCTCGTCATCGGCTACACCGTCTGTGTTAACCCAGGTTATGCCATCGTCATCAGCATAATCGGGGTCGAAGCCGCATGTACGCACCTTTTGCTGAACGATGAACATCGGCCGGTCTGTGCAGCGGTTATTCTGAACTAGGATGTTCTCGCCAATCTCACGCAGAATCTCAGTCTCCTCGGCGACCTTCTCCCGCTCCTCCTCCCGCGCACGCTCGGCGACGAGAGAGGCGAAACGTTCAATCTGCTCCATCGTGGCCATCGCGAAAGGATAAATTCCGGAAAGCGCCATTACCCAGTCTGTAGGAAGAGGAATCTCCGCCTCCCTCGCAATCTGCATCACTTCTTTTCTATCCACGGCTCGCTCCTAATTCACCATCATCCGCAGTTTCTCGCCCAACGCATCCGCCAAATCAAGCAAGACGGCACGACTTATTTCGAGATCGGTTTTCGTGTATTGTGCGCCGAACTGCACGCCGTCCGGATGCATCAGATATTCGATGGGCTCCTTGCGTGTCTCGTCTAGAACGCCAATAATGACGTGGATGGGTTCGGCGTCATCCACGGCCGCTCTCCTTCCTGTGGGCGACAAGGGCTTCTCGGGCACCAACGATTTCTTCGGAGAACGACCAAAGCGGACCGCTCGAAGGGGCGATATTTATGATCTTCTCCAGCGCATCCACCAGCGGCTTGCAGGTGTCTTTAGGCGGGAGCTTGTGTGCCTCGTAACCGCATCCGTCATGTATTGCTGTATCTCCACAATAGCCGCATTTTGTGCAGATATAGCGAGACTTTGGTGGATTTGTTCCCGGAGAATTACGCGGCTTGCAGGTGTCGGGCGGTAGGTCGGCATACAGCTTTGTTCCGACAGGAAGCGAGTCGATCACGTCTTGGTCGTAATCAATATCTCGGTGATACGTCAACGCGCCATTAGGCGATGTCGGCGTGGCCATGCCGTCGTATTCGGTAGCTTGGACAATCTCCGCCACCGGCTCATCCGCTTCCAGCGAGGCGGCGATGGCTCTGATGCGCGAGGCCCACGCAGCCATCTTCGCGCGCGTCGTAGCGCACTCAATCGAACTAGACTCTTCAAAAATCTCCCAGACTAGCTTCATCAATTCGTCTTTGTGGTTCACTTAATTTGTCTCCCAATTTCGGCCGCTCTCGCCGCAAGCGCCAGCATTTCGCGTTCGTTGATCACTTCACTTCCTCCTGGTTCATTATGAGCGAAGCCACCACGCCACCGCGAACGCAACACCAACCATCGCAAATGCTTCTGGCCAATTCATTTCACTTCCTCCTGCGATTTCGCTTCCATCCTCGCAATCACCGCGTCCTTCAGCTCGCACGCCGTTTCCAGCTGCGCGATGCGGCTTTTTGCTTCGGCGAGTTCTCGCTCTGCGCGTTCTGCTCGCTCGGTCATCGCCGTAAGCTTCGAAACTGTATAAATCCATGGCTCGGTCATTTATCTGTGTCCTGCGCGCACCCAAATCGTTGTCCGTAATGTGGAGTTAGTCGGAACTCGTCCGTCTATCACCTATTAGCGCGCGAAAACAACGGAGCGCGCCTACCAACCGGGTCCGCGCAGTCCAGGCACAGGATGTCGCCGCGATCAGACAAGGTGCAGATCAACAAACTAATAGTCGATCCGCATCTATCGCATTGCACTGCGCTAACAACCGCTTGGAGTGGCGACACGCCTACCGCTGTGGTTTCTTCACGTTCATTGGTTCCGCTCATCTTCATCCCTTTCAGCGGTTTCGTTCTCGGCGTGCGCCTCAAGCGTAGCGTTATACGGATCTGGCGTTCATGCACGCGGCATGTGGATCGGCTGCGTTGATCACCGCCTCCGCGCAGGCGTGGCGAGTATCGCGATCCTGCTCCTTGAGGGCCAGCTTGATGATGTTGAATCCTGTGCCGTCATCCGGTATGCCGAGCTTGTGGCAAATCACTCGTGCTTTTGCGTCTACTGTTTGCATTGTGAGCCTCCGTCTATTCCTCAATCCTCGCCACCAATCCCGCAATCTGCGCCATCGTACCGACGCGGATACGCTCGTTCGTGCAGAGATAAAACCGCGTCTCCGTCTGCCCGTTGATACGTCCCGCGATGCGCCCGACAATTGCGTCATATCCGGCTATCGGCTCGCCGTCGATGACCGTTACCGGGGCGATTGATTGCCGTTCTGCGATTCGTTGGCAGTCGGTGACGTCCAGGGCGTGCGCGGAGAGGGGGAGGAAGGCGAGTAGAATAAGCTTGTTCATATCAAACCTTTCGCGCCCTATTTACCGGGCGCTGGCGTTGTTTGTTGGTCAACCCTGATCCGGTCGCGCACTTCTTTGCGATGCACCGGGACATCCTTCGGCGCGTCGATTCCGCACTTGATGCCGCGCGCCCTCTTTTCGAGAACCGCTATCGTCACATCACCGATGACGAGGCGGTCGCCAATTTGTGCGGTTAGGATTTGCATGGCGGTCATGCCTCCGCTATCACCGAATAGGCGAGCCATGCGAAACAGAAAAGAACGAAAATTACGGACACCACCAATCTCACAAGCGCCCGCTTTTGCAGAGCAACAAGCTCGTCATGGGAAATCAATTTCCCTCGGAATAGGATGTATGGGTTTCTCATGCCGCCCCCTTCTGCGCTTCCATCTCAGCGACAGCCGCCACGTGACTGGCGATGGCCTGGCAGATGCGGCCGAAGTCGGCCCGGCGGTACAGCTTCGCGGCGCGCTCGGTTCCGACGGCGGAGAACCCGATGGTGGCCAGGAAGTCGGCGGTGACTGTGAAGCCAAGGAGCGCACATATCGTGCCGAGCTTCATGGTGGCGCCGGTATCAGGGGTATCGAATGCGGCGCTGACCGTGTGGTGCGGAACAGCGATACCATGGGTTACGGTCTCCGGGCGCTCAACGAAACCCGGATTGATGCGCACAACCTCCTGTTGGGCCTTCTGCCGCTCCTCCTCACGGATGCGCCGGCGCTCCTGCTCGATGCACTCGTTTTCCTTGCGTTCTTCCTCGGCGCGGATGCGGGCCTGCTCTGCTTCAAGGCGCTTGGCCTCGGCTTCCTTGTGATCCGCAATGCGCATCTTCACCAGCGCGGTGAAGTCGTCAGCCGGCTTTGTGACGATGGTTTGCAGGTCGGAGAACAGGAATATGTGTTCGCCAGCCCATTCGTCCAGCGTCTTCAGATTCCGGCGGACCTCATCGGCGGCGGCGCTGATGGCGATCTTCGCCGTGGCCAACGTGGTATCCGCCGCATCTTGAAGGGTGACGACCGATTTCTTGCCCTTCATGGCACCTGCGAAGTCGGCTTGATAGGCGAGCAGGCGAACGCGAGCAAGGGAGTCGTTCACACTGGCCTGATACGCGGCAAGATCGGCCTGCGCCTTCTGTAGGATTTCTGCACGGACAGCGGTCTTGCGCGACTCCACCAGCCGGTTCAGTTCCAAGCGCGTGGCGCGGGCCTCCTCCGAGATGGCGTCAATCGTGCGGAAGAGCTCGTCAATGCTCTTGGTCTGCCCTAAGGCGTTCTGCTTGGCTGCGCCAAGGCGATCCTCTACGCCCTCGCACCACTTCACTGTTTTCGCGGCGTTGGCGAAGTCCTCGTCGGTCTTCAGGTCGCGGTTAATGCCTTTAAAGACCGCAAGAGCCGTTTCCTTGAACTCGGCCAGGTTTGAGGCGGTGACCATGCCAGTGACTTCAATGCGTAGCGCGGGGAGCGTTTCCGGGGCTCTTCCTTCAGGGGTGGGGACATGCTCCACGTGGACGTAGGCGGCAACATCGTCATCGAACTGGCGCCAGCCAGCCATGAGGGCCTTTTCGTCGCTATCCTGGAGTCGGTAGACGGTAGATACGGTCTTCTCCGTGGTGCCGTCGGTAACGGTATAGGTCCAGTCTTCGGCGCATGTAATAACCAGCGCCTGCACAACCTGCCAACGGTCTTCTTCCGGCACTATGTCGTTGCGAACCTGGCCGGCCTTTTCCTCATTCCACAGCTTGCATTCCCAGCCGTGCCGGTAGTCCTCGGTGATGCCGTCGGCGGACACGAGGATATATTCAGCATCGTCAGTGGCGGTAATGGGATACAAGTCGTTGCCGATGACTTCCGCCTCAATAAAGGGGCGGGCAGCGGTCTCGGCGGCATGACCCTTTTCGAAAAGTACCTCCTGCACGAAACGCGAAAATTCCTGCTCGTCTCCGGTGGCGACCATGCGCACCAGGTCGGAGCGGCGCATCTTCTTGGACACGCTCATCATGATTGGGGCCACGCTGGCGGTGCGGCGGATGCGCGAACGGAGCGCACGCCATGCGTCACTTCCGGGCTGTACGGGGTGAATCTTCATTGGGCGCCTCCGGTTGGCTGCACGTTGCGAAGCTGCTGCTTCTGGTCGTCTGTCATGGAGTAGCGGCTGCCGATGGTGGCGATGATGTCGTCCGCCGTGCGCGCGCCGCTCTCAATCTGTTCGGCCCATGCCGGCAGTTTCTCGGCGAACTTTCCGGCCGGATATCCCGCCAAGGATGGAGAGCTTGCGGGCTCATCGACACGCTGAACCGATCCCATGTCGCGCGGACTCATATCCTGCACTTCTTCGGCCAGGGCGATGCCGCGCAGGGCGTCGGGGAACACGTCGCGGATAGCAAACCCGCGAGCCCGCATCTGGAGCATGCGTTTAGGGTACTGTTTCCAGGTGTTGCGGCCCCACAGCCCGGCCAGCTCAGCATCCTTCTGGCTGAACGTGCGAACCTCTTCCGGCTGGCCCTTGCGTTTGGCTTTGCAGGTCGCCTTCATAGTGCTCTCGTCCATGGTCTCTGTAATGTATTCGCACGCCGGGTGAGCGCGCGCAATCGCCATCAATGAATCCCCCCATACAGCGGGCCGACCGTTGACAACCGCAATATTCTGAAGCGCCTGGAGCGGCGGCAACCCAAGTTCGAGGCCCATCTGGATCGCTACCAACACATTTGCCGGTTTGTTTCTATAATCATTCGGCACGATTTCACTTTTCGCGATCAAGTCCGCGTACTTCATGGCCTCATCAAGAGTTTGCGGAGTCAGTGAAAATGCCTGTCCGGCCGGTCTAATTGGAGCAATGTCACCCATGGTTATTCTCCTGTTAACTTTGATTGATCCGCCGCATCGATAGGCTTCCAGTACGGACAATCCTCTTTGCGGGTCAGGTGTTCCGCTGTCGCGCACGATGCTTGTCCGTCACCGTCCATCTCGCAGGTGTGGTACATCTCGCCGCCGAGCAACACATCTACATGGCACCCGTGCTTCACTGGCTCACCAGGTTGTTGCTCTTGCTCTTTCAGGAAGGCGTCGGCTTTGTCGATTGCCGTTCCGTGTGCATCAAATGCCGCGTTAGCAATATCGTCCAGATTGCCGAACCTCAGGCGGGCGAGAAGCATGGTTTGCATCGACGCATCCCTAAGCTCCTTGATAAGCGCGAGGGCGTCGCGTAATTCCGCCATATCATCATGTTGTTTGGGCGGACTAGCGCCAACTACGCGATACGCGACGATGTCGCCTAATAATTGGTGATGATCCCAGTACAAATCGCGAGCATGAGCAGCACTCCATACGCCGCTCCACATGCGGTACTCAACAATCACATCACCATCCACCGGCCTTTCTCCGCCGTGCCATTCAATCCAGTCGCTCACAGTTTCGACCCTCCCTTTCTCGCATCAACGCGCTCACCGGCCACTTGCCATTTCATGCGGTCGATGTGCAGATTCAGAATTCGGCCTAGCTCCACCAAATCGTCCGACTCGGATATCAGCGCAATCCTGTCTTGCGTGTCCGGCGTGATGGATTCGAGCGCACGGAGCACGATGTCTGCGCGGTCCTTCTCCATGACGCGGCCGAATTCCTGCCGGACAAGCTGATCACGGCATGCGTCCAGCTCATCCATATTTCCCTGCGTCTCCGCCCATGCGAGGCATTGCGCGGATATGTGGCAGTGGGGGCGGGCGTTCATTAATTCACCTCCAGCATTACGCGACGCGCCGCACCAATCGCGAGTCGCAGGTCTCGTGAGCGCTCGAATTCCGCTTTGCCGGTGCCGATGGCGATTCCGACGCGCTCCAGCGGTGCAGGCCAGCGAGCGGTAATTGCGTCGCAGATGGCGCGCTCGGCCATTTCATAGTCCGGTCGGCACTCGACGATAGAGCACGGTTGCGCGCAGAGAGGACGGGTGATGTTGAAGGCGTCGAGGGCGTTCATAGGTCAACTCCATTATCGCGGAGGAATTCCTCGGCTTTCTTGTCCCATTCGGCGCCGCGCTTACTAAGCCATTTTTCCCATTCGCCGCGAGATGCCTTAAAAACTTCTGCTAGTAACTCAACGGCTAGGCGCTCAGTTGGCTCTCGAATATCGTCACTCATACGCTGCAACCTCCACCGTTTCCGCCTGCTCCTGATATTCCCATTCGCCAGCCATCGCCCACAGAGCAAGGACAGCGAGACTGAGCGCGACGTGTTTCATTGTGCGTGCCCGCAAAGCAGGTAAGGAGCGATTTCAGAAAGCGGTTTGTCGCTCTTACTCGCGATGAACGCCTTAGCCCGCTCGATATCTTCCGCTGTACGAATCCACCCGCGCCCATAGTAGCGATAGAATTCCAATGACCACGCCTCCCAGTTCTGCGCGCCGTGTTCTCGGAACCATAGAGCCCTCTCGGCGGTATAACGTGGACGGTTAGGTGTTGCCATGTCCTATCTCCAATCAGTTAGCGGGCTGCTCAGGGAATTCGAAAGCCCTTGCCACCAACCAACTATTGCCCTATCCGGTGCGCCAGTGGGCATTCGCCTGCGTGTCTGCTTTCCACGCCGCAACATCATCGAGCCCTTGGGAAGCAGCGCCGGGAGCCACAACGTCATGCCCGGAGGAATCTCGCTGCTTTCCGAGGCCATCTCGACCTGAGATGGTTCGGCCGTTTGTCCTGTGTCGGCTCAGGTCGGCGGGGAGGGCGCCGAGGGGGTGTTGTTATGGTTAATCGGTGCCGAAGTACGGCGCATCTTCGTCATCAAGCTCGCCGAGCACCCAGCGAAGCGCCTCCTCAATCCCCTCTTCGTACGTCATCCCGCTGAAGCGCGTTCCTTCGGCGGGAAGCCTGCTGAGCACCACTTCGATTTCGTCGGTTGTTTTCATTTAGAGCATTCCTCTATCAAAACTTCATCGCTTCGAGCTTCGTCAACTGCTTCTTGAGCGATGCGATTTTCTTCAGTCGCATCTGCTCAGCAGCGGCTACGGCGGCTTCGCGTGTTTCATGGGCGTCACGGCCGAGTCTTCCGCCGAAACCCCAGGTACTGGTCTCTGACACATATCCAGATTCAGATACAGCGACTTCCGCTTCGTAGATGCCCTTCGTCAGCGCCAACTTCGAAATCCAAACCTTCATCGCCTATCTCCCGTCCGCATTCAGCGGCCGATGTCGCCAGAATCAATCATCGAAATCAGGTCGCGGATAAAATCCCACTCGCCGTATTCGCGGTTCAGCTCTTCGCCCTTTCCTTTCACCTGCGCCCAACCGTTGCCAGCGATGAACCCGTGCTGCAAGCCGCGACTGTCGCGCATGCGTACCAGGTCCAGGAGCAACTTCTCTTTCGTGAATCGCTTTGTGGTCATGTCGTTCTCTTATTCCGGCTGCACCAGACCGAAGTAAGCATCGGCACGGTCTTCGCCGATAACGGCAAGCAGGCCATCAACATCTACGTTGGCGACGATCTGCTCTAACGTGAGAAGGCTAACCACATCGCTCACGTCTGCACTGAACTGGAGGCGAACGTGTCTATGCGAAAACGTCGGCTTAATGGTTGCTTCGTTGGCGTTAATCTCGAACTCGGCCATCTTCCTATCCTCTAACTCTTCACGAAAACGACGAAATGCTTATCGTCTCGACACGATGGGCTGCACCTGTTTCCAGACTTGTCGCGACAAGCAATGAAATTGCCGCTTTCTGGATAATCGTAAAACGCACAGGCTTTACACTCGTCGTCGAAGTCGAACCTCGATACCGCAACGAATCCGGCCGGCGCATCGTTAGGGTTCAGAACCATCGTTATTTCCTCTCTCTCCTATCCGCTCCTACTCACCCTATGAGCCAGCGCCTTCGTTACTCTGCGGGTCGATTTCGTGCGCGTAGTCCGCTTCGATGGCTCGGCACAAGTCGATCAACTGATAGCGATACCGCGCCTCTCGCTCGCCAACCTTGTCGTCCATGTGCTCATAGCAATCGCGAAGGGCGCGCAGCGTGTTTTCGAATCGGCAATAACTCATGTTCGACATCTCAACTCCCTCCGCTCATTCGCGCTCTGCTCTCTCGCCCACTTCCGGCCCCGCTATGCGGAAAGCCCTCAGTCCGCGTTACCAGGTGGGTCAACCTCTCGGCCAGTCGCTCGGCCCTGCGCGGCGTTGCTGGCGGTGGTGCGGTGCGTGATGGTGTTCAACTTACTAAACACTGCCAGCAATGTCAAGCGCGCTAAACATTTCAGGCAAAAAAAATCCCGCCCGACGGGGCCGGGGCGGGATGGGATGTTCCCGTGGTAGGGCTTATGACCGATAAAGGATGATGCCTAGCACGATAATGGCTAGCGCAATAAATGGCCACAAGAAAGAGATTAGGGAGGCAACGATCAGCGATGGGATCCAGCCAAGACTGACCCCAAGAAGAAACCCATAGGAGGCTATCGAATAAATCCAACAGCCAACAAACAGAATAATCCAAGTAACAAAGTATCCTCCCCAGTATATGTTGTCGTCGCTCATTCTCTCTCCAAAATCGACTTCATATGGCCGTCCATTTCGCTGAGCTGAGAAATAATCATCAGCGTTCTAGCGCGGATAACGATGATAACCGACCATAGGGTAATAGTGACCATCGAAGCACCTATCCCGATAGCGGCATAAAGATGGATATCTCCCGAAGGGTATTTCCACATTACAATGGCCATCAAAGTGGCAAACGCTGCCATGAGCCCCGCGAAGTTCATAACGAACGGAAGCGGACGAATGGCATCTAACCGCCACATATCATTGATATCCATACTCTAGTCCTCGTCAATGATTGTTTGAACGACAACACCGCAGACCACCGCGTCATCTGTCATTTCGAGGATGGGATAGCGCGGATTCAGTGGCTTCAAATAACGCTTTCCACCATCGACAACAAGTTGCTTGAACGTGGCTTCGTCTGATCTATCCAGGCGGACGATCACGCGGCTCCCATGAACCGCATCAACGCCTGGATCTACGATGATAATCGATCCTTCTGGATAGGTCGGCCGTCCTGCCGGGCTTTCCATCGAATCCCCCTTGACCCGTAGAGCGAATGCATGCGGACCGACTTTTTTTGTTGAGAAAATCATTTTCTCCCCGTCACAAGGGTGGAACGTATCCACAATACCGCACCACTTCCCCGCTTGTACCCATGAGATAAGTGGGACCTGGCCGCGAATGTCCGGGCCTGGCTCAACATTGCCCCCAGACAGCGGTCTTTTTCGTCCTTCCCCTGTTGCGAGCCAGTGAGGATCGACACCGAGAGCCCTAGATGCCTTGGTCAGGTTGGGCCCCTCTAATTTTTTGGTATGTCCACTCATCCATAGGGAAACGGTGGCCCGGCCGACCCCGGCCATCCTTGCTAGTTCAATCGGCTTGATTCCCGCGTCCGCCAATGCCTCGGCCACGCGCTCGGCTAATGTGCTCATGTCTATAACTCTAAACATTTTGATGTTGCATGGGCTTGACCGTCAATGTTCAGCGTGTTAAACATATAGGCATGACGAAACAGCAAGCGATCAAACTTTTCGGGTCCGGAGCCGCCCTAGCGCGCGCAATCGGCAGGACACGGAGCGCCATCTCGCAGTGGCCAAAAGACCTAACGCAGGACCAAGCCGACCTCGTGACCGGCGCGGCGGTACGGCTCGACAAGCTTTCTGCTTGCGGCAAAGCATCACACCCCAAACCCAAGCGCCGCACCCGCACGCAGTAACCCAACCACCGAGAGGCAATAGAGCATGACGGCATCCTCTGAAAAATCCACGCTCGACATGGGCGCGATAGATCCCGCCCACATCGACCGGATGGTGGAAGAGCTAAAGGCGATCGTTATCGGTACATCCGAGCAAGAAAAAAAGACCGAAAAAACCATCACCGTTTCCGAGGCCATCAAGCGCGGAATCATCCGAGCCGAGGACACAACTCTTCCGCCCGGTGACCACGACGAATACCACGTCGCGAACATCGACATGACGGATGTCCGAAAGGTGATCGAAGTGGTCGGCGGCCTCTCGTATGGCAGCGCGGAATGGACCCTGGAGACGGCGATAAAAATTATCGACCGCCTCAAGGGTGAGACGACGGTTAGCGCTGATCCGGTGACGCTTCGAGCAGCGATTTCGCGAGAGCTTTGCACTCTCTCAGGGCTGCCCTGATGTCGTTCTCGGCTTCTGATATGGCGGCGGCCGCGCCCTGCTGCCCAGTCGGCAGAGGATATAGCCGCTTCTCCAGCCGGGTGAGGATAGCAAGCTGCTGCACTTGGGCCATAAGTATTAGCTCTAACAGCGATTCGGTTTTCACAGGAGGCTCCTTTTGTGGATAGGTTTGTTTTTGGCGACTCAAATCCTACCACGCCAGGGGCCTCCCCTAATTCTGTACGCATTGACCACCACACCGATAGGCATTGAAAGGAAAAGGACATGGGCGCAATCGCCAAATCGACACTCAAGGAACGAACCATCCGCTTGCCTGAAGACGACGACACGCTGCTGGTGGCGCTGGCTCGGAAGAAGCGCATTCCGCCCGCTGTATTGATGCGCATGTGGGTAAGCCAAGCCCTCGAAGCTGCTGTCAGTGGCACAGAGGATATGGGGCAGAGGCAGGTGATAGGAAGATCCTAAACGAACCTTTCAAGGGGTTTTTGTGGATGGAAAAGAACACGTTATTCCGCCGCTGGATGAGTTCACAGAAGCAGTCCTAGTAGCGAAGGCAAGGGCCCGCGGCATAACGCCCGAGGCCCTTATTGAGGAGATCGTCATATCGCACCTGAATGGGATAGCGAGTAGTGCCGACTCCCTTTTTTTTGACCGGCAGAGGTTCTCTAGGAACCTCAAGAATTAGCGAGCAAAGCGCCATGAGCACGAAAACCGCAACCGACCCGCAAATCAAGAACGCCAGTGCGCCCACCTATTCTGCGGAAGAACTGGTGTGCCGAGCCATGCGGAACGCGCGGCCGAGACGCTACGGAAACTCCCCGCGATGGGTGGCTGTAATGGACACATTCGGCACCGGAAGCACGGTGGCAAGAAACCTTTGCTTGGAGCACAGGCTCGACCCGGACGAAGAGGTTAAAGGCGTGCGCTGCATTGCGTGCGAACCGTAGTGCCTAACGGCTCTCTTAGCCCGCGCCAAGATGCTGCGGGAAAGAAGCGGTGAAGTCTGAGGCGTCGGGCTCAAGTAGTTGTTAGGTTGCGAGTTAAACGGAGGCGGTGATGCGAGTAGAAGTAAAAGTGAAGTGCGTACCGGAAGGAAATCAGGTTATGCAAATTCGAACGCTTGCGTGCGAACTGGCATCAAAAAGCCATTCCGAAACGTACAACCCATTAGCCGATTCGATGTTCAACGAGCTGCTCGAATCCATTGTTCAGCAGGCTTTTGATGCTGGGCGAAATTACGAGAGGAAAGCAACCTAACACCACATCAACGGCTCCCGCGGCCTAACTGGAGAAGCGCCATGACAACAAGAGTGACAATGACGGTAACGAACCTTGATGACTTGTTGCGCATGCGAGAGCGCGCCCAGGTGCACGGATTCGGCAGCAGACAATGGATCGATTTTGCGAGGGCGATGTTTGATGCATTCCCGTATCTCTACAACACGGCACAGCGCATGAACGCGGAAATGAATGAGCTGCGCAGTAAGTTGCGCGAGGCAACGGAATCAACGGCGCCCACGGCCTAACGAGGATGGATCATGTTCAAAATTGGCGATCGAGTGCACTGGTGGAGCGCGGCCGGCGGCGGACGCACAACGAAGAATGGCGAAATTGTTGCCATTGTTCCCCCAGGAAAAAACTTTCGTCTTGTGGAAAAGGAACTGGCAAAAACGCATAAGTTCCGTTCCGCTTACGGTGGCGGCAATAGGCGCGCACACGAAAGTTTCGTCGTTCTTGTTCCTCCCGCAAAGGGGAACATCCCCATGCTCTATTGGCCGCGCGTTTCTGCGTTGCGCAAGACCTAACTCAGGAGACCATCAATGAACACCAATAGCCCCAAAACCGACGGCTTCATCATCGCTCTCCCGACGGGCAGTATCACCTGCGACCATCGCGACACCATGGAAAAAATCGAGGCGCAGATGAGCGCATTCGGTGTGCCGCACATCCATCCCCGCAACATCCGCCGTATCACCCGCAAAACGCTTGAGCACGCGAGCGACGCAATCCTGGTGCAGTACGCAAGGATCCACGCGGGCATGCTCGATGAGCTGATTTCGGCGCGGCGGCGGGCGGGAGCGTAGTGACATGGCATTACCAGGATCGTCCGGTCCTCCTTGTTATGGGTTGGGAGGCGCTCGTGGTCAAGAAAGGAAGCCGCATGAAATTCAACGGCAGGCCTCGTACGAACTTCGCAAAATGATGGAACAATCCTCCCTAGACGGCCTAACGGGCTATGCAACGAACCAGGCTCAACCGCAAAAACCGACACCTAACAAAGTGCTTTTGTTGTGCAAATAGAGGGTAGATAAAAATGGCCTTTACCGTAAAACCGTTCAAAGAAATCATCGCAATGTCCAAGGAAAAACTGGACGAAGCGCTTGCGCCCATCCGCGCCAAAGCGGCGAAAGCAAAAGCGGACCTTGAGCTAGCTCGCCTTGACGAAAAGCTTGTGAGCCTGGAAGCGGATATTCAAAAGCTGTGCTCGGAAAAGGAACTCAATTTCCAGTCCATCACCGACAAGATCGACGAGTACGACCTCGCCGAGCGTCGCGCAGGGCAGATCAAGAAACTCGTGGCGGACATGTTCCCGGAGTGAGGCGTCATGAAGCTTTGCAAAGACTGCGTGTGGCACGAATTAGGCAACCAAGATCCTGAGAACGCCATTTGTAGAAGAAGGCGCCACGAGGAACGGAGCCGTGTAACAGGGGCGGGAGTACCGAAAAAGTCGTACTTCACATACTGCAAATCAAACCGTGAAAGCGGCATTTTCAACGTCGTTGGAGCCTACATATTCGGCTATTGCGGCCCACAAGGTCGCTGGTTTGAGCCGAAGAAAACGACCAAAGGACAAGCGTGATGCGCGGGTATGCGGCAATCGGTCTCGACAACCCGAAAAACGCCGTGAACGTTGGGTCGGCGCTACGGGCGGCTGGCGTGTATGGCGCTGCATTCGTGGCGGCCTCTGGTGGACGTTACGGACCAGGCCCTACTGACACGATGAAACATTATCGTCATTTGCCACTTCTACGTCCGACCGACGTACTAGACGTTCTCCCGTACGATTGCGTGCCGGTCGCTGTAGACCTGATTGCGGGCGCTACACCGTTGCACGAATTCAGGCACCCGGAGCGCGCGTACTACATCTTCGGCGCGGAGGATGCGACCCTTGGGGAGCGCATTCTGTCGCGGTGTCGCGATGTCGTTTTCATTCCAACGAACGGATGCATGAATCTCGCGGCAACGGTGAACGTAGTGCTGTATGACCGATTGGCGAAGGCGCTGATCGCTGAAGCCGCCACTAAAGGGGCCTACTGATGATATGGGCATTGGCAATCGCATACGTGTGGGCCGGTCTTACCGTGCTCTTCGCGCTCTATATGGTGGAAGACATAGGTATCGCGATAAACAAACTTGTACCGGAGAAAAACCACCTCCGGCCGTTCCTCAAAAACCATCCGTGGACAATGGCCTCCATCGTCGCGCTCTGGTGGCTCTCGCTTCCTGCGTGGCTTGTCGTGGCGGCATACGAAGCACAAGGTAATTGATATGAGCAAGCAGAGCGAAGCAAAAGAACGACAGGGATATACCCCCAAGGCTATTCCTATTCGGCAGACGTGCGCGAACTGCGTCAATTACAAAAGCGACATTACCGAGAAAGCAGGAATATTCGGCGGCGTTTATCGCAAAGAATCGAATAGGCGGTGCACGCTCGGCGGATTCGCCGTCAAGAAATCGGGCACATGCTTGGAATGGTTCATGACGCTATGACCGCAAATCTCTTCAACGAAGACGCATTCGACGAAATATTCCGCACGCCTCGCCCGGTCGAGCAGAAACAAGCCGAGCAAATCGACGTCGCAGCAGATGCGGAACGGTGCGCCGGCTGTTTCTGCGACTGCACCGCTCACCCGATTCACGTAGACGAGGAGCTGGGCGCACAGGTGAGAGATTACGAAGGGTGATTGCAGCACTGTTTGTCGAAACTGGTGGAGCTTACTTCGGAATTCCCGAGGTAGATCCGTGGGACGAAACGCGAGACGCCAGGAAATACGCCGGCCCTCACCCGGTAGTGGCTCACCCTCCATGCCAACGGTGGGGACGGTATTGGCATGGCGCACCTAACAAGCCGAATCGGTACCGGCTCGGGGAGGATGGCGGATGCTTTGCTGCGGCGCTGACCGCGGTACGGAATTACGGGGGGGTGCTGGAACACCCGGCGCACTCCAACGCTTGGCGATTCTTCGGCATCACGCCGCCGCCGAAGGCGGGTGGGTGGGCGAAGGCCGACGATTTCGGAGGCTGGACTTGCCATGTCGAACAGGGGCACTACGGCCACATGAGCAGGAAAGCGACCTGGCTTTACGCGGTTGGCGCGAGCCTGCCAGAACTGCGCTGGGGTACGTCAGGCCAGCGCATTCACCCGGTCGCCCTAAAACGTTACGGCTACGAGAAAGCCCGCAGAATCGGAATGATGGCAATGGTTGGCGGGAAAGACAAAACGAGAATCAGAAACGCTACGCCATCGGAGTTTCGCGATCTGCTCCTCATGATTGCCGATACGGTGAACAAAGAGAAGGGCAAAGAATAATGACCATCGCCGACATCATCGCCCGTCACGTCGAGGACGGAAAATCGCTCAGGGAGGCCGCACGACTCGCCAGGGAGGAGATTGAGCGCAGGAAGGCCGGTGGTGAGGGTAAGGATAGCGCAACAAAGCCTCCGCCGTACCGGGTGAAGTGAATCATGGCGAGAGCAAGGAACATCAAGCCGGGATTTTTCAAGAACGAGATTCTTGGGACGGCCGACCCGTTTTATAGCCTCCTGTTCGAGGGGTTGTGGGTGCTTGCCGACCGAGAGGGCCGTCTTGAGGATCGTCCTTTACGGATCAAGGCCGAGGTGTTTCCGTACCGCGAGGGGCTCAACATGGAAAGCATGCTGGACTGGCTGCGCGGGAACGAATTCATCAGGCGCTATTCCGTGGCCGGTAAGCGGTATATAGAGATCAACAATTTTGTAAAGCATCAAAACCCGCACAAGAATGAAACACCCAGTGAGATACCGCCTTCAAAAGAAGCGGATACTAACGCGGATAGCGCCGGGGTCCGTTCCGAAAAAATCGGAAGCGCTCGGGCTGATTCCCTCTCTTCTGATTCTCTGATTCCTGATTCCCTTAACCTGATTCCTGATTACCCAACTACCGTTGGGGTTGCGTCCGCCGAATCGGCGACCGCGCCCGCCAAGGCTCGTGACGACGAATCAAGTGATTCGACAACCGCCTTCAAGCAGTTGTGTCGCGACCTGTGGGCCTCTTACGCCGACGCCTACCGTGCCCGCTACCAAGTGGAGCCAGTGCGAAACGCGAAAGTGAACTCCATGGTGAAGCAGCTTGCACAAAGGCTAGGGGAAGAGGCGAAGCCGGTGGCCGCGTTTTACCTGACGCACAACGGCAGTTACTACGTCGGCAAGATGCATGACCTCGGGCCACTGGTGGCGGATGCCGAAAAACTCCGCACCGAATGGGCGACTAACACACGCATGACCACGACTCGCGCAAAACAACTCGATGGCACGCAATCCAACTTCAGCGCCGCTGAAGAGGCCAAAGAGATTCTTCGCCGCAAGGGGGTGATGTGAGCGACCTAGGCCGCATCATTGAGCTGCTGAGCGCGACTGCCGAGATTTGCGGGGCAGAAGTCAGGCCGGCCGCGCTGGCGGTTATGGCGCAGGACTTGGCGGCATATCCGCTCCCGCAAATTGATGCCGCGCTCACTCGGGTGCGCCGCGAAGTCACTGGCCGGTTCACACTGGCGGCAGTGATGGAGCGCCTGGCGACGGCCGATGGCCGGCCAACAGCGGACGAGGCATGGGCTACCGCACTCCTCGCTGATGACGAGGCGGAAACCGTCGTGTGGACCAGCGAGACAGCGCAAGCCTTCTTTGCGGCGCGCTCCGTGCTCCAGTCTGGCGACAAGGTAGGCGCACGTATGGCGTTTAAGTCGGCCTATGACCGACTTGTTTCGGATGCGCGCGCGGCCGCCGCACCGGCCAGGTGGGAGATGTCGATCGGGCACGACAAAGAGCGGAGAGCCGGAGCCCTGGAAAAGGCTGTGGTAGCCGGAATCCTGACGCATGACGCCGTAAAGCATCACCTGCCAGCACCAGCGCAGACACAAGAGGGTGCCGCGATTGCCGGGTTGCTGACTGGCGCCACTGTGGAGACCAAGAGCAAGGCATTCAACGAGCGCATGGCGCGGGTGCGCGAGGCCATAAAGGGTGCGGAAGCGAAGAAGTTGCTTCAGGAAAGCGCCTCGGAGGCCGGTAAAGCGGAAGAGCAGAAGAAGCAGCAGATCCGGATCCGAGCGATGATGGCCAACTGGGAGAACGGTAAATGAGTGTGATGTCTGCAAGAGAAGTCATCGAAAGCGGATGGCAGCCGGGGCGTCTAGCCAACGTGAGTGAATTCATTCGGATGATAGAGCGCCCGACGAACGATTGGGAAAGGTTTGACGGGCTGAGGGGCTTCTATTCGCGCCTCAATACCGACGAATGGACGCCGTACCCGGTGGACTGGATGAAGGTGTTTACGCCTATCGAAAAAGCGGTGTGGGGCGATATGCGATATGCGGCGGTGTTCATGTGGCCGCAATTCCCGGTAGGCCGGTACTTTCTCGATTTCGCAGATCCAAATCGGCGCATTGCCGTTGAATGCGATGGGAAAGAGTGGCATGACCGAGAGAGGGACATGGAGAGGGACGCCGAACTCCGGGAGCTTGGATGGACGGTCTACAGAGTCCCCGGAAGCTCATGCATGAGAACCGTTGAGATTGACTGGTCGGAGGCCGCCAACGAAGCGGAATTAACCAGATGGCTACTGGAAACGTCGGAGGGGCTAATTAGATCAATAGCGGTCTATTACTACGGCCGGCAATGTCTAGGCATCTCGCGAGAGGATGCTGTGTGGGCGCTAAAGCGGCATGCCAGCAGGGCCGCACCATTCATTGATGACGGCGATACCAACTGACACACACGAGCACAAACTCGAATGTCTCGCCCGCTGGCTCCTAGCGAAACCGCTTTCACGGCGGCGAGAAATCATGGGGCGAATGGCACAGAGGCACGGCGCGCGGTTCGACGCAGAGTTGAAAGCGGCAGTACAGGCGGAATGGGAAAAGCGCCGCAGCGGCAGCGCATAACAGGAAACACAGTCACCGTAACCGAGTTTGCGAAGGAGTAGATGGTGAGCGACCACGACGACGTGATGCAGGTAGCTCGCCTTGCCGCACAGTTCATGCGGCGGCGATTTGGAGGGCCGAGCGACGGTGCCCAACCGGAGAAATGGTATGAGATATTGGGGCTTGTGATGGATGCGTATCACGAGCTCCTGTTTGGCGACATGAAGGCGACAGGAAATGAGGAGAGAAACGGTGAGCGATAAAAACTTCGGTCGTTCCGATCTTATGGCCATGTGCGCTGTGCGCTATTGTCTCGGCCGGGCAACGTATGTTGTCGGCGACTGCGTAGATTGGCTAATAGACCAGTGGGAAAATTTAGCACCGAATGCGAAAACGATTATCCAGCGCGACATCGAGGAAGCATTCCGGCGTGACGATGAAGCGAGGTCGGACGGAAAAGAGCATAAACCGCTCGGTATGGACTGCGACCGAGCGGAATGGGAAAAGGCGCGGAGGCTGTGGGCGAAATGACTAGAAGGAATGCGCAGTGAGCGAGAACGAACGAGGAATAACGCTTAGTACGTTCAGGACGCCGGCCACTGAGACGTTCGTGAAAGGATCCGGTGTAAACGTGACAGTGACCACATGGGGTAATCACGAAGGTATGAGCCTGATGGTGCACGGCAATGGTGCTGAATTGCCTTTGCGCATGGCCGGAGCTTTTCGGTGGGAGGAGCTGGACGTGATTCTGGTGGCACTCACGGCGGCGAGGAGCGCATGACAACTCGCATCATCAGGAACGATCACGATAAACAAGACGTGGCGCGCCTGATTGGCGTTCGCAAGCCACCATTTACCGTGAGCATTACGAAGAAGCGAACGCCGGAGCAGAACAATCTACAGCGCAAATGGGTCATCGAAGCGGCGGAACAGCTGGGCGAGGAAACCGCCGAGGGATATCGCGGGTACTGCAAGCTCCACCTTGGCGTGCCCATTCTACGAAACGAGAATGATGAGTTTCGCGAGAAGTACGACAAGGTGATAAAGCCGATGCCGTACGAAACGAAACTTATTCTGATGCAAGAACCGTTCGACTTTCCGGTTACGCGACTGATGACAACGAAGCAAAAGGCGCGGTATCTCGACGCCGTGTATCAGTATTTCCGCGGTCTTGGTGTACAGCTGACGGAGCCTAAACGGTGATTGCCAAGCGCAAGCCACGCAAAATCAAATGCAGATGCGGTTGCGGACAATGGCTCACGCCTATCAGCTCATTTCAGGTGGCGGCCACAATGGAGTGCGCCATCCGCATCGTTCAGCAAAAGCGCGAGAAGGAAGATCGCAAGGCGAGGAAAGCGCGGAAGCTGGCAATCAAGCCGTTGTCCTGGTGGAAGGCGAAAGCACAGGCAGCAATGAACGCCTACGTGCGAGAGCGCGACAAAACAGAGCCGTGCATCTCCTGTGGGCGCTGGCATGACGGGCAATGGCACGCCGGGCACTATCTGAGCGTCGGGGCGCATCCCGAGCTTCGATACGTCGAGGAAAACGTGCACAAGCAATGCGCCCCATGCAATGCACATAAGAGCGGGAACATTGCCGAATACCGGCCGCGACTGATAGCGAAAATAGGAATTGAGACTGTGGAATGGCTAGAGGGTCCGCATCCATCGGCGCGCTTTACGGTAGATGACTGCCGGCGCATAGAGGCGGAGTTTAAGGCGAAGCGGAAAGAGCTTCTGTCCTGTGGTGAAACGAAACTACTTGATGACCCGATGTGAGGATCCGGTAATGTCAGGCGAACGAACAATAACATTCGGCAGCGAAACGATGACAGTCAAGGCGTGGTCTGCCAGGCTCGGCATGCCGCGTCGCACTTTGGAGGACCGGGTGAAGCGATGGGGTGTGGATCGCGCAATCACGACACCCTGGCCCGCGAAAACGCCAGCATATAACCCGAATCGGTACGAGTGGAACGGTGAGCGCCTGACGATTCCTGAGTGGTCGCAGAAACTAGGCATTTCAGTCAGCACGATCCAAACGAGGATAAGTCGCGGGTATGAACTGGAGTGGGTGTTCTCGGCGGATAGGCATACGAAGCGCGCGAAAGGGCGGAAACGAGAATTCTCCGGACCGCCTGAATATTGTTGCCTACGGTGTACAGTAGAGCCTGATTGCAATGAAGACCATCCGGACTGCAAATATCCGAGAACGACATCAGGCGAGCCGGTATCATTCAAAATTGTCATGCAAAATCATTGTGGATTCCGAGAGAAAACAGAGCGCGGAGTGACATGCCGGTAGATCGCGTCCTCCGCTCCAGTAAATACCGCGACCCGCTTGAAATCATTATGAGCGATGAATCGCGGACGTGGCGCAAAAAGCGGAAATGCACCGCCTGTCTCGGGCGCTCGCCGCTACTCGGAGGCGAGGGATGGTGCAAAAAAATGGCGTACAGCGATGAGTGCGGGTTTCGTTTCGATGAGCGGGCGGTGTGATATGGGCGCATTCTTCAAACGATTCTTTTGCAGACATGCAGAACGCAGATTTATCAGAAACATCTACGGCGACGAAATCAACCACTTTGGCGGAAAGAGGAGCCTATGGAGATGCCTTAGATGCGGAGCGGTGGTAACTGGCGACTTCCTGCACCACGGGGCCAACAACGAATCGCGCCGCTGATGGCGCATGACGAAACAGCGGCGCTTTCGGGCGTCGGCCTGAAATAAATTGTTGGGCGCTTTGCCCTGGAGAACGAAATGACTGAAGCGAAATGCACCATTTGCGGTGAGCCGATGCCGGCTGGCGAGGAAATGTTCAAGTTCCACGGGTACAGCGGGCCGTGCCCGAAACAGCCGATTCCATGCGAAAAGCCGAGCCGGGTTGAAGTGGCTTACGGGTTGCTGTGGATGGAGGAGACAGCCGACCAGCGAGTGCATGAGGCCCGTCGCCTTCTGCTCGAAACGATGAGCAAGCAGAATCAGGAGCGCGGAATCAATGCCGCCAAAGGCATGAACCTGTGCCGCCGAACAGGCGATAGACGCACTACTACCACCTAACCCCACATCCCCTACATGAGACAGTGAGCGCATGAAGAACATACTGGCGTTTCCGGCCACAACGACGATGACTCCGCAACAGGCGTTACTGTCGGCGCTTGAGTTTGCCAATACCGACAACCTGCAAGACGTGCTTGTAGTCGGATACGACAGATATGGCGAGCTGCTGGTTCGGTCATCGCGTATGGACCGACGAGACGCGCTCTGGTTGTCTGAGCAACTGCGGAAGCATGCACTTGGCGACACTGCTCAACGGTAGTTTTTATGCCTTGCTATAGAAAATACATAGATGGTGGAAACATGTTCATGTGTGGGCCACTGGGACCGCACTGTAACGCTTCCGGGTGCAACTGGGTTAGCGAATACCTATGCGACTACCCGGTTGGCGATGGCAAGACCTGCGACCGCCCGCTGTGCGACGAGCACGCCTATTAGGTTGCTCCGGACACGCACTACTGCGCCGCCCATTACAACCAGTGGGTTGATTTCAAAAACAGCGGCGGCGTCACGAAAGAACTGAGAAACGTGGTGCCGTACAAGAAGGCATGACAGTAACTAGGCATCCAAGTTACAACGAGACATGAGATAGTGAGCGCATGATCATCGAACGCAAAACAATGACGAGCGCCGTCCTTCGGCAAATCGGAGAGCAAATGCAACGGGCGTTCGACTATGCGCACGAGGGCCTTTTGCATGTGTTCATCGGGACTGGAAACCTCATTGCTGCGGTCGTTCTGCTCTTGTTTTCGCCTGTCGCGGCCTTGCGCCCGCTACGCACCTTGATGCACGACAGAAGGGAATGTCTGGAGACCATCAGGCGAATAAGGGGAGACATAGGGAATGTGCGCGGAGTGTGCGATGTCGTTGAGTACCGCTATAGCGTCATGCCGTGGGCGCGAACCTATCGCGTCATGAACAGGTGTTGCAGCAATGAAGCCCGAAAGCGGAAGAAGCGAATACTGGCAGAACTGAGGGCGATAGACGAGGAAACCGCATGATCATCGAGCGCGAGAGGAATGAGTATGGCGGCAGCCGTAAAACTGAGTAACGCTCCATTCCGTAGCGTCGAGCACGCGCTTGAGGCGGCCTACAGGGGTGAGTCCCTATCCGTGTGCATGATGAGCAGCGATCCACGTCACGGCGCCATCCGCTCGACTGTCACAGTCTCGCCCTACGACCAGACCGCGCAATCCGTGTTCGTCCTCGGCCTGATGCGCCGCTCACTCCCGGAGCAAATGCGCGACGTGCTGGACGCCTACTACACCGTGCCCCAGGGAATAACACTGGAGGGCCGCAAGGAGTGCTCTACGCGCCTCCTCAGCTGGCGCTTGTGGGAGCAGATGGGGCAGATCCCGGACCGCTGGTATCTCTGCGACGTGATGCGAGGGTGGAACAGGCACGGACAGCGCGAGCACGATGATGCGTGGTGGGCGGAGCATCTGAGAGCTACCCGGCGAACGCTGCGCAACTGGCGCACCGGCTGGAGCGAGCACAGCGGGATGATTCCTATCCTCGATGCGCTGCTGGATGGGGCTCATGGGCGGCTGCTGGACGTGTATCGGGAAGAGGGATTGTGCGAGTGAAAATATTTCATAATCCCCCCTTGCAATAGTCCCAAACGGGGACTAGACTGTATTCAAGCTCACCGGATGGCCGGGGGCAGAAGGGGAGAGAAGAAAATGAAAGTCCAAGTCACCAGCCACATTGAGATCGATGTCCGTCGCCCGACTGGTCTCGTTGAGACCATCGTCAAGGCGGACATGGTTACTATCTCGCGCTCCGACTTTGCGAAAATTAAGGAGGCCACTCGCAAGGCGGGTCGCGGCGAATGCATCGCCTACCGCATCGTCACAAAAGAGATCGAATCCGCTTTTGTCCCCACCGCCGCCGACATTGCCGAGGCCGAATACATCAAGGGCCGCAACGCCATCACCCGCATGATGGCTGGCGGCGAATATCACAGCTAAGAGGGATCCGGAAATGAAACTGACCTACTCCGCCTATACCGCCCAGCAGGATGGCGTTACCCACCACCACGAAGGGACTATCGAGGAGGCAAAAGCCTTGGCCATCAAATACGCCCACGAGTCGTTTCCGGCATGGGGATATGTGGGCTACGGGCCGAAAATTGTGGTCGCTGATGCCGAGACTAATCAACGGTTGATTGAGGAGCGATTGTAAGTTGGTCGCTCCAGCCAACCTGATCGAAGCCTGGATCGCCGTGTCGACGGCGACCCCAGGCCGCACGCTCGCTGATGCGGTGCGCGATATTGCCGCCGCAACCGGCCGGCCAATCCGGCAAAATAGGATCTACGAGTGGCGCGACGGAAAACGCACCCCGCCCCCGAACGTGCTGCGAGCAATGGCGCGTGTCGTTGCCCCGCGAATCCTCGGCGCGCACGGCATCAGCGCACGATCGGCGCGGGCGATTGCGGATGCGCTCACGCCGCCGGACAAGATTACCGAAAATAATGGTGAACCCCCCTTGCAATAGTCCCAAAACGGGACTAGACTGTATTCAAGCTCACCGGATGGCCGGGGGCAGAAGGGGAGAGAAGAAAATGTTGACCGGATCAGAAAAACAAATCGCGTGGGCCACGGAAATCAAATCTGGGATGGAGAAAATCGCGGCCAACGGGATCCCGGCGCTAGAGGCCCGCAGAGCGAAATATGCGGAGAAACTGGCGAGCAGCCCCGATTATCAGGTGATGATCGACGATATGGACCGCTACGTAGCCGCGCTCCGCAGACTCCCGGAAATTATGAGCGCCGAGTGGTTCATCGAGAATCGCAAATGGACAATCGGGACCGGAAACGAGGCCCATCTGGCCATGGCCATCGAAAAATATTTCGCCAACTAACAGAGGATAACGGTGATGATCAGACTATTCATGAATCACGCGGAATCGACGGTGTGGCGCCCGGTATCAATAGCGTATGCGGCCGATCTGTGCAGTCGCCAGTATGGCGGGCACAGCCCGCTGGACTCGGCGAAGCGGCAGGAAATTCAATTGCGGGCGCTCGCCGTTACCTATCCCGGCGTCGAATTTACCGATTGCACCAGGAAGGATTTTAAAATTTCGTGCGGAGATTATCAGATCATGAAATTCGACACTGACCGCATCCCGGCCGATTATGAAGTCGAGATGTGGGCGACAGAGGATCCATCGTAATTCCCGCTTGACCTCCATTTCCGCGTTTTGTACCATGTATGCTAGGTGGCGAAAGTTGCCATTACGACGCAACAGTCATACGCATGGCGACCGAAAGAGCCAGCCACCGGCCTGAATCGGGGCCGGTCGCCAGCCGTATGACATCGATCAATGATGCTGAATGCCCGGGCTGACGGGCGAGGATAGGCGGACCTCTCTCCGTACCCGGGATTGGTAACCCGGATCCGCGGCTGAATCTGACCATGAGCCGGAGACCAGCACCGGCCAGCATCACCCAAGCAACCCAAGCCCTCTTCGGAGGGCTTTTTCATTTGGGCCTTTCGCATATTGGTAAATGCAACCGGCTCATAACCGGCCGAACAGGGTTCGATTCCCCGGAGGCCCACCAATTCACCCAGCCCGCCACGTGCGGGCTTTTGCGCTTCTGGACCTATGCCATACCAGATTATCCAGGGCGACTGCCTGAGCGTCATGCGGCAGATGCCGGATAATTCTGTCGATTTGGTCGCGACCGACCCGCCCTATTTCAAGGTCAAGGGCGAAGACTGGGACCGCCAATGGGATAAGCCGGAGGAGTTCCTAGCTTGGATGGGCGAGCTATGCGAGCAATGGCAGCGCATCCTGAAGCCGAATGGGTCGCTGTATGTGTTTGCCAGCCCAAAGATGGCGGCGCGGATAGAGATGTTAATCTCGGCCAGACTCAACGTCATGAATCGCATCACATGGCGCAAGCATGACGGGACCGTGAACGAAGGCGGGCTATGGAGCAGAGCCAATAAGGAATCGCTCCGGCGATTTTTTGAGCAGAAAGAAGAAATCATCTTCGCCGAGCATTACGGAGCCGACAACATCGCCAAGGGCGAGGCCGGTTACGAGGACAAGTGCGATGAGTTGCGCGGGTTCGTGTTTGAGCCGCTGCGGGCGTATTTGGCGGGGGAGCGCGACCGGGCGGGATTCACCACAAGGCGGGTAGCCGAAGAGTTCCAGCGCAAGACCGGGAGCCGCACGGTGACCGGGATGGCGGGTCACTGGTTCGAGCGCGTCCAATGGACGCTTCCGACCGCCGCTAATTACGAATGGCTGCGCCAGTTGTTCAACGTTGGCGAGTACGAATTCCTCCGCCGCGAGTACGAAGACCTCCGCCGCGAGTACGAAGACCTGCGGCGCGAGTACGAAGACCTGCGGCGGCCATTCGCCGTCACGGCAGACGTTCCCTATACCGACGTGTGGGACTTCAAGACTGTTTCCCACTACCCCGGCAAACACGTTTGCGAGAAGCCCCTGCCGCTGCTGGAGCACATCATCAAGACGAGCAGCCGCCCCGGCGACGTGATCCTCGATTGTTTCATGGGCAGCGGGTCCGCAGGAGAGGCGGCAATCCGAAATGGGCGCAAGTTCATCGGAATTGAGAAAAGCGCAGAGTGGTGTGATAAAGCTGGCGAGCGATTGAAGCAAGCAGTGGCCAACCAAGATTCGCCGGTAACACCAAGAGACCAACAGAAAGGAGTTTCAAAATGGCAGCAAAACCAAGTAAGCCTGCAAATCTGAAAGCCCACGGCCAGGCCGTCAAGGCTATGGCCAAGGATGGCGCGGTTGCCGGCGTAAAGCTCGGCCGCGCGGCGCTGAAGAAGTTGCCGCGCAAGGGCTGAGCGATGGGCGACATATCCGCGCATTTCCGCCGGCAGGAATTCGCGTGCCGCTGCGGGAAGTGCGGATTCGCCGCCGTCGATGCAGAGCTGCTGGCCGTCCTTGAGGATGTGCACGAGCATTTCGACGCCCCCGTGAGCATCACGAGCGGCAATCGCTGCGAGCGACACAATGCCGAGACACCCGGGGCTGCGCCGGATTCGGAGCACACAAAGGCGATGGCTGCGGATATCAAAGTGCACGCCGTCCACCCCGATCGAGTAGCCGACTACCTGGAAGCCAAATATCCAGACAAGTACGGCGTCGGCCGGTACGTCGGGCGCACCCATATTGACGTGAGGCCGGCGAAAGCGCGCTGGGATAATCGATGAGCCTAGACCCACTCACCAGCCTGCTCGACATCGGCGGCAAGCTCATTGACAAGCTCATTCCTGATCCGGCCGAGAAAGCGAAAGCGCAGCTCGAACTCATGCGCCTCCAGCAATCCGGCGAGCTCGATGAGCTGAAAACGCGAATGAGCGCCATCATCAGCGAGGCACAGAGCGCGGACCCGTGGACGAGCCGGGCCAGGCCATCGTTCCTGTATGTCTGCTATTTCCTGATTTTGATGGCCGTCCCCATGGGCGTCCTGAGCGCATTCTCGCCCGCGACCGCGACAGCTATCGCCGACGGGTTCCGCGCCTGGCTGGCAGCTATCCCGTCCGACATCATTACCCTGATGGGCGTCGGCTATCTCGGATATACCGGGGCGCGGAGCTGGGACAAGACCAAAATCAAATAACGAGCGGGCGGAGGAGGCGAATTACTCGCCCCCTCCCTTTCGCCCTGTGGACGCACGCTCCCGCTCCCGTTTGAGGGCGCGGTAAATGGTCGATGGCTCAACACCCTCGGCAAGAGCGGCAGCATGAGGGCTAACCCCCGCCCTGATACGGGCGAGGGCGCGCTCGGTGGCTGCGGATTGGCGGCCGGCCATTATTCGGCCTCACCTTCGACAATGCGCCAGAACTGTTCGAGGTCCATGCCGTTGATGGGGTGCTCCTCATACGTGCACCCAATGGACGGCGCGTTTTCCCAGATCCAGCGAGTTACACGCTCCATCTGCTCATCGCTCAGATCGCCCATGTTGGCGGCCCAGGTGGTGGCATCGCGGCGGCTGGTCAGTTTCATGGATTCGGTGATCATGGTTCTTTCTCCTTCTCGCCCGGACAATCCGCGGCGTTGGAAAAAGAATAGTGCATCGCGCACTAGTTCAACATATCCCAAATGGGATATACGCAATCGATTCAGCTAAAGGTGCAACGTTGCACCTTTGAGAGAAAGCATCAGATAAATCAACGAGATAAAACGAGCGGGGCGGGGAGGACCTTGGCGGGCCCTCCATGCCCCTGGCCACACCTGACGCACACATCAGGCGGGTTGAGATGAAACTACACCAAACAAACGAACACCAGACACCCCCCGATCGGGGAATTGCGCGCCAAACCACATGTGCTACCGCAGAGCGGGCGAGGTAGTCGCAGTGTGGCTATCGACATTGACAAAGCAAAAATCAGCGTTCCGCTCAAACTGGTCTATGCCGGGCTTGTTGCGTTCGGCGGCTGGTGGATCATGCAGCAATTCATGCCGCTGGTTGAGCGCGTGCGGCAGCTGGAGCGGGATATCACCGCACTCCAGACACAGCGCCAGTCAGATCAGGAACGGATGACGCGACATGAGGCCCTGGATGATGAGTTCCGACGCAATCACTGAGGGGATCGAATACATGGCCGCACTGATTCGCGTCATGTCGCTGGGAGGGATTGCGGCAATCGCGCTTACGCTCGGCATGCTGGTATCGGCGGCCCAGTATGACCTGACCGCGTTCGCTGACATGTTGACGATGCTGGCGCTATGCCTCACCGCGGTCGTCGCCATTCACCACGCAGCCGAGGGCGCCGACTGGCATGCAATCATTGCCTACGGCGTGACGCTCGGCATGTACGGCGCGTGGTTATCGCCTATCGTGTCCGAGGCTGCGAGCCTGTCGCTTTTCAACCTGGCCGTGATGGCCGCCACATACTCGATTTACAGGAGCCGAAAATGAAACCTAAGAAAACCCCCGCCCCGCGCAAGAACCCCAAGCCCATGATGGGCCGCCCCAAGCCCGGCATGGCCGACGGTGGCGCAGTGAAGAAGGACGGCAAGAAGGGTTGCAAGTGACGCCTGACACCTTGCCTGATCACGTCATCTATGTAGATGTGTACGACACGCAGGTCGACGTCTGCACCTCGTCGGAATCGTGGTACGCATGGCATGCAGCAAGAGATCTAGAGCCGGACGATACGCAATCGGCGCATGGACTGGCGGGCATGCTCACGGATCCGGGCGGGACGACGTGGTTCGTTATGTACATCCACGAGGGGTGCCGAGTCGAAACAAAAGCCCGCGAGTGCCTGCATATCGCGTGGTATCTCCTGAGCTGTAAGGGCATTCGGGTAGACGAAGACAATCATGAGGCGCTCGCTTATTTGCAGGCGCATCTATTCCGGAAACTGGAAGAAGCGACAATGCCCAAGGACTCCAAAGTTGGCCGCTGCGTGACCAAGCTCGACAAGACTAAAGCAAAAGGCGCGGCCATTGCTATCTGCCAGGATGCAACGGGCCTGAGCTATGCGACCGGAAAGAAGCCGAAGAGCAAGGGCAAGAAATGATTATCCAAACGGGAGAGGAAGGCGAGTAGTGGCGAGGAAACCGCCGAAAACGCAGGCGCCGTCGAAAGAGGCGCGCCCCGTCGGTCGCCCGACCGACTACCGCGAAGAATACGCGGAACAAGCGCGCAAGTTGTGCCTTCTCGGGGCGACCGACAAGGAGTTGGCCGATTTTTTCCATGTTGAGGAGAAAACCATCAACAATTGGAAGGCGGCGCATCCGGGATTTTTACAGTCCATCGTACGCGGGAAGGACTTGGCGGACGCCGAAGTCGCGGCCAGCTTGTATAAGCGCGCCACGGGAATGACCGTGAAAGAAACGCGCATGAGCGGCGGCGGCGATGATGAAGGCCCGGCAGCGGTCGAGACCATCAAGGAAATTCCACCCGACACCCAAGCCGCGTCCCTTTGGTTGCGCAATCGTCAGGCGGCAAAGTGGCGCGACAAGACGGAGCAAGACGTGAAGACGACAGCAGAGGTGGTCCACGTCTATCTCCCAACCAATGGCAGATAGAGATCTCCGCCCGCAGCCAGGGCCACAAGAGGCATGGCTCAGTTCTCCGGCCGACATCGCTATTTATGGCGGCGCGGCTGGCGGCGGTAAGTCGTTTGCCCTGCTGCTGGAGGCGCTGAGGCATACCGGGAACGCAGATTTCGGAGCCGTGATATTTCGGCGAACCACTCCTCAGATACGGAATGAGGGCGGACTCTGGGACGAGAGTACAAAGATTTACGGCGCACTCGGGGCGACGCCAAAACAGCAAACGCTCGAATGGCGATTTGGGTCAGGCGCGTCAGTGTCGTTCTCCCATCTGGAGTACGACAGCGACGTTCTTTCGTGGCAGGGCGCGCAGATACCGCTGATCGGGTTCGATGAGCTGACCCATTTCAGCGCAAAACAGTTTTGGTACATGCTGAGTCGTAATCGCTCAACATGCGGCGTGCGGCCATACATCAGGGGCACATGTAACCCGGACCCGGACTCGTTTGTCGCTGAGCTGATCGCATGGTGGATAGATCAAGAGACGGGTTATCCGATACAAAAGCGGTCCGGGGTGATTCGTTATTTCGTCCGAGTGAATGACGCTCTTTACTGGGCAGATAACCCTGACGAGCTGAGACGTAAGTATCCGACGGTGGGAGAACCGAAAAGCTTTACGTTTGTGGCGGCGTCCATTGAGGACAACAGGATTCTGATGGATGCGGATCCGGGGTACGCAGCAAACCTGCATGCGCTAGCCACGGTGGACAGAGAGCGCCTTCTTCGTGGAAACTGGCGGATCCGCGACGAATCGGCCAGCATCATCAAGGCCAAGTGGTGGCAGATGTGGCCGAAAAAACAGCCGCTCCCTGAGTGCTATCACATATTCGACAGTTGGGATACGGCATTCACTGAGCACGACCGCAACAAAAAAGACAACGAGAAATCGGCGCACTCCGCGAGAACTACGTGGGGCGTATTCGACGACCCCGTGAGCAGTCAGCCAGCCATGATTCTACTCGATGGGTGGAATGGTCGGGTCGGGTATCCGGAGCTTCGGGAGAACGCCAAGAAACATCACAAGGGATTTGGCGTAGACGTTGCGCTGATTGAGCGAAAGGCGTCCGGTATCTCGCTCATTCAGGACATGAAAAAGCTTCGCCTTCCTGCCCGAGGATTTGATCCGGCGCGGTACGGCGACAAGGAGCAACGAGCGCACTTGGCGACGCCATACTTTTCTTCCGGGTTGGTCTATTACCCGGAGGATCGAGAGTGGGCGCGCAAGGTGATAAATTATGTCGCCTCGTTTCCTGTCGGAGAAGCGCCGGCTGCGGACTATACCGATACCGTTAGCCAAGCGGTGATGTACGTTAAGCGCCGCATGTGGCTAACTCCTGAGGATGTTCCGCGGAATGACGAGCCAGACCGCGACCAGACCGAAGAAGAGATCGAAGACGCGCCACCTAAGAAGAGGGCGGCGTATGGGTGAGATATGAGCAACGAAACATTCGGCATAATCATTTCACTATGGTTCGCCGTGTCTCTGCCGTGCGTTATCATTGTTATGGCGCAGGAAATCGATAAGCGGAGGGGTAACAATGGTTAGCGCGGCCCCTGCAATTGAAGAATTACCGGATGAGTGGGCGATTGCCATTCGATGCTTGGTTCCGGCATCGCGGTTTATTGAGGTTCACGGGCAGGAAGCTCCTGAGCAATTCCGCGTGAAGCTCAAGAGTGGAGCGTGGGCGGTAACCCGAGAGTTTTTTGAAGATTTCATACCACAGAAACAATCAATATGGCGACTTGGGCAACGACGCAACGTGTCGTATTTTGCCTAGCAATCAAGCGCAGAGTGTTTGCTTAGGCGTTGCGTCCTAGCGGTCAAGCTGGCATTGGCCAGTACGGGAACGCCAAGGCGGTGAGAGTCCGCCATCAATCCGGCTTTGGTGTGCCAGCTTCGGTTTAGCTGGCGCTGCGGAGATAATAGCCGCACTGTCAACGCTAGCTCAGGCCGGTAAGTCTACTGAGCGCTGGTTCTAATCCAGACAAAGCCGCCAATCAATCGTAGATGAACAGCGCACATAGAGCGTGGGCTACCAACGGACCCCTGTGCAGGTAGCATCTGGCCCGGTATTTACCAAAGCGTCTGATGAGGTGAGTAACGCCACCGAAACGCCGCGAGGCGTAGCGCGGAGTCGTCCCAGCCGGGGAGCAACTGACGACCAGGGGGTCCACTCTCTATGTGCGTTGAGCAACAGAACAAGCGCCTATCTCGACGGAGAGAAAAGCCGGTCACCCGCCCGGCCTGGCGCTCCTAATTCTGCGGGGCTGTGAGGGTGATGGCGATGCGACCAATTGATTTTGTTGTATTCGATGGAGATTCTGAGCCGAATACTCCGGCATACAAGGTAGCCGAGGCGATGGAGACGCCAATTGCCATTCGCGGTCCGGATGGAGAGTATGAGGTTATGAGCTATTACCTCGGGGATGAAGGGATGATCATCGACATCCGGCGCAAGGAGTGATGGCGATGAATGACAAAGCAAAGCAATCGGACTTAGAGCGTTTCGAACAGGCTATTTTGGAGAGACTGGCAGAGCTAGTAGCCGGTGATGACTACGAAGAACTTGCGGCGGCGCGGTATGTGTTAGGTGGCGGCCATGTTTGAGCGCATCAAGCTGTTGTTCCCGTGGTATCGCGGACTAAAAGAGGCGGAGGCGGAGTGCGCGCGGCTTCGTGCCGATAAATACTTTTCAACGCGCGTATTGAATGAGGTCATGTGCAAACTGGCCGACTCCGACGCACAAGTGCACGAACTCGCCGAAGCCAACCGCCAGCTCATCAACCGCGCCAAGCGCTACCGAGAGCAGATGCGCGAGCATGGCATCGAGCCGCGCATGGAGACGACGCGAGGACCGGGAGAGCCGGAAAGGCTTGGTACGAGCAAGCCTGCGCCGCTTCCGGATGGCTTGGTCGAGATTTCCGCTAAGTCGCTGCGAGTTGATAGACACAAGAACAAACGCAAGTAGCAAGTAAGAGATAGACAACCACACAAACCCGCCTAGTGCGGGTTTTTGTTTATGGACAGATGCGAATGAATGAAAAACAGAAAAAAGTGATCGAAAAGGCGAGGGAAGCAATTACCTTGCTTCTATCGGTACATGGGAAAGACGGAGAACTCGCTGGCGGATGGCGAATAAAGGAGTTTGTCGATCTTCATGAGGCCATCAAAGATATGGACGGCAACATAAAGAGCTGAACAACGAGCTAATGTAGAAACAAAGCCGCCTTAGTGCGGCTTTTTTATTGCCCGAATGAGAAGCAAATGAACGAAGTTATCCACGTAGATGGCCCGCCGATGGCGTATTTCGAGGACGAATCGGGCAGACATATGTATCGCTATCTGGGAATGACAGGAAGCGACACGATGGCGATAGCAAAATGGATAACCGACACGATCCGTCGCATCAACGGAGCCGCCGGTCGGTTGCTCGATTCCGATGACACGTCTGTAGTCGTCGTTTGGCGGTCTCGCCCAAGCATAAGGGCGACGTACAAGGACGATGGAATATGGACTGGCTCGCTCGTTGCAAGAATGAGGCTGACAACAATTCCAGAATTGAGCGATGAGGAATGGCGCTGCCTTGTCGGAAACCACGGATGGATGGATAGGCCAATCACCAACCCATCATTCGCAAATAATAATGGCGTTGAAGATGCCTAACAGCCTATCAGACACCATCGCCATCCCCGACGAAATGGATTCGATCCAATTCGCGGAAGACGGAATGCAAGAGACGCCCATCGAAGCGCTGATTGCCATCCGTGACGAGGTTGGCGAAGAGGCGTTGACGGACGAGGAATACGCGCTCCTGTCTCAGTATGAGCGCGAGACTGTGCCTGCCGAGAACGCGAACGATCATCAGGCCAATCTCGCCAAGTTCGTCGATGAGCGCGACCTCAACAAAATCGCGCTCGATATCCTCAACTGGGTGGAGTGGGACGAGGAATCGCGGGCCGAATGGCAGACGCAGGAGCAGGCAGGTATCCGGGCGCTCGGTGTGAGCCCGAACGTAGACGGTGGAGCGAATTTCAAAGGCGCGTCAACGGTTGTTCACCCGCTGCTTGGTGAGGCGTGCGTACAGTTCGCCTCTCGCGCCATGGACGTGATGTGGCCGGCAGATGGCCCGGTGAAGTCGAAAATACTCGGTGCCATCAACGAAGAGCGCCAGGAGCAGGCGAAGCGCGTCGAGCAATTCCTGAACTACCAATACACGGAGCTGATGCCAGGCGCATTCGAGCAGACCGACAAGTTGCTAATTCGTTTGCCGCTGTCTGGCTCCTGCTTCATCAAGGGCTATTTCGACCCCATCAACGGCGTGATGCGCTCCCTCGTGGAGCCCGCGGATTTCATCGTTCCCTATCGCGCCACTGACCTACAGACCACGCCGCGCTACACCGAGCGCGTTCTCATGTCGCAGAACGATGTGAGACGGCGCCAGGTTGCCGGCCTGTATCGCGATGAGGATCTAATAGCACCGACCGAGGATAGCCACGAGCAGAAGCGCGATATCGTCATTCAGGAGATTTCAGATACCGAGGGGCGCAGCGAACAGCAGTTCGTTACCGATGACCATAGGCGCACGCTGTTCGAGTGCTATTGCGAATTGGACCTGCCGGGGTTTGAGGACACGAAAGGCGGCAAAAAGACAGGAATCGCTCTGCCCTATGTCGTGACGGTAGACAAGGATAGCCGTAAGGTCCTGAGCATTTACCGCAACTGGAAGCCGAGCGACCCGCAGAAGAAGCGAATCATCTACCACATTCACTACCGTTTTATGCCCGGCCTGGGGTTCTACGGGTACGGGTTGTATCACTGGATTGGCGGGATGGCGAAAGCGGCCACCGGATCGCTTCGTGCGCTGCTGGATTCGGCGTCATTCGCCAACCAGCAGGGCGGATACCGAGTCGGAGAAGTCGGCATCAAGGACGCCGACAAGCCGATAGAGCCGGGCGAGTTCCGCGAGATTGAAACGGAACTCGACGATATCAGGAAGGCTCTCATCCCGTTCAACTGGAAAGAGCCGAGCCAAGTGCTGTTTGCGCTTCTCGGCCACCTGGAGCAGATGGGGCAGAGGTTCGCCGGCACCACCGAAACGATGGTTGGTGGCGGCACTGAGAACACGCCGGTAGGGACCATCCTGGCCCGCATTGAGCAGGGCGCGAAGGTGTTCACGACCATTCAGCGGCGACTTCATCAGGCGGCAGGTCAGGAATACAAACTGATCGCGTGGCTTGATTCGGTTTACCTCCCTGACGAATACCCGTACGCCGTCGAGGGCGAGGACCGCGGCATCATGCGCGCCGACTTCGACGACCGCATTGATGTTGTGCCGGTCTCGGATCCAAACATTGCCAGCAACGTACAGCGATATTTCATCTCGCAGGCCGTCATGCAATTGGCCGAAACGGCGCCGGGACTGTACGACCAGCGGAAATTGCACAAGCGCGCGTTGGCTTCCCTGCGAGTCGATGACGCCGATGAATTGATGCCCGACAAGAGGGGCAAGCGTCGTGACCCGGTGAGCGAGGGCGCGGCAGCGATGGTTGGCCTTCCTATCCGCGCATTCATGGACGAACACCACCCGGCGCATATCGCCGTGCACCAATCGCAGATAACGATGGTCCCGCAGTCGTCGCCGCCGGCCGCCGCATTGATGGCTCATATCCAAGAGCACATGGCGATGAAATACCTGCTGGAGATGCAGGGCGCCATGGGGATGCTCTTCAAAATGCCGAGCGATGACGAGGAAGAATCCGAAGAACTACCTCAAGAGGTCGAGGCGCAAATCGCCATGATGGCCGCGCAGGCCGCGCAGCAAATGGCGCAACCGCCGCAGCCAGATCCGCAGGTATTGGCCATTCAGGCCGAGCAGCAGAGAAAGGACGAGATTGCCGCGAAAGAGCAAGAGCGGAAAGACGCGATAGCTCAATCGGACATCCAGAGAAAAGACGCAACGGCCGCGGCCGATATGCATCGTCAGGACATGGCCGCAACGCAAGATGCGGTCATCAAGTCGATGCAGGCAGATAGCCAGGTATTCGGCGCACAGATGTGATCGGACAAATCCGGGAAGAATTCAATCGCGCTATCGCAAAAGCGGTAGTGGACAAGACGGCGTTCTTGAGCGCCGGAAAAGCAGAGAGCTACGAACGCTATAAAGAACTGGCGGGCGAGATTCGCGGACTAGAAACCGCGGCAAAGATTTTGTTAGACGTGATCAAACGACACGGGGAGTTAGATGATGAGTGAAGCACCAGTACGGCCGGCGGGATGGCGAATCCTGGTGGAGCCGGTAGAAATCAAACGAGAAACCGCCGGAGGTATCGCGCTTCCAGAAGAATCGGTGAGGGCGCAGGAATACCTGCGGTACTTTGGGCGCGTGGTAGCCATGGGCCCGCTCTGCTACCGAAACGAGCGATTCAAGCTGCACCCGCAAGCGGAAGGATATGAACCGTTCTGCAAAATCGGTGACATGGTGGTCTTTGACCGTCACGCCGGGCAAGAAGTTCTCCAGAAGCGTGGAGATAACACGATTCGCTTCCGGGTTATTAACGATGACAACGTGCTGGCCGTCGTCACCGACGAGTCGAGCATCGTAACGCCAATGTAAGGGGCGATTATGGCAGAGAAAGAAAAAATTCAAGACGAACAGTATTCCGGCGCAGAGTTCGACACCATCGACGTGCCGGAGGACACGAAGACCGTCCTGTCCGACCAAGACGCTGCGCACGATGACAGCAAGGACGAACAACAGGAAACGCAGAAGCCCGAGCAGCTGGAGCAGCAACCGGACACAAAGGAACAGCGCCAACAGCGAAAGCGCAATGATTACCAGAAGCGCCTCAATGAGTTGGTACGGCAGAAGCATGAAGCAGAAGAGCGCGCCGCGGCAGCCGAAGCCAAAGCAGAGCTTCTCGAACAACGTCGCATAGATGCAGAGAAGGGGGCGAGCGAATCAACCGCCGCCATTCTCAAACAGCGCGAACAGGAGTTGATCGAGAGGCGCCGCCAGGCAGAGGAAGAGGGGAATCTCGCCGAGTCGAACAGGGCGACGGACGAGCTGTTCGCCGTTCGCGACAGGATGCGACCGAAGACCACGGAACCGGAGCGCGTTACAGAGCAGAGAGTTCAAGGCGAGCCGGAAGGGATGATTCCGGAAGCGGCGGCATGGCTTGAGTCGAATCAATGGTACACGGATCCAGGAAACAGCCATCTATCCGCCGAAGTTCAGCGAATAGAGCTGAGCCTTATTCTCCGCGGCTACAGCCTGAAAAATCCTGAGCAGGCAAAAAAGCTATATGCCGAGATTGACCGACGGATCCGAGAGTTGCCGGAGTTCGATTCTGTGCTTGGCGTCGAGGAAATCGAAGAGCAAGAAGTGACTGAGGTTCCGGAGAAAACGCCGGCGCCTCGCAACCACATTGCGCCGCCATCGCGCGGCGGTGAAGCTCCACCGCGCAAGAAAGCCGGCGAGCTGACGGATTACGACATTCGCACCATGAAACAGTACGGTCTAGATCACAAAGACCCGAAGGTGCGGGAAGCATATTTAAAGAGGAAGAGGGCCTAATCATGGCGAGAGGTGTACGGGGTAGTGGAGTTCGCACGAGTCGCGAACAAGAGACGCATGATGCGACGGACGTACATGATGACGAGGTCATTTTGTTCGAAGAGTCTGGCCCTTTGCCGAACATTCCAGCGCGCGCCGGCTATGACCAGCGGTGGGTGCGAGTGGCGACGAAAGAGGGTGATGACGCGCGCAACATTGCGCGGGCGGCACAGCGGGGATGGAAACCGCGCCCCGTGGAATCAGTGCCGAAAGCGTACCAATGGCTCACATCGAAACGCGAAGGCATCGGCGGCGTCATCGGAACGCACGACAACATTCTGATGGAACGCCACGAGGGAATTAGCGAGAAGGTGAATGCCATCAACAAGAAACGGCGGAGAGACCTGGAATCTGCCGTAAAAAACAACATTTTCCGCGAAAACGTAGGCGGATCTCACGCTGGCATAAGTCACAACACAGAGACTAGTGCAACCGTAGAGCGAGGCCGTCCGGTGCGTATCGCGGACGACTAAACGAGGTAAGTATAAATGGCAAATGTTAATTCGCCTTTCGGGCTTCGTCCCGTTCGGCATCAGTCGGGCGGCGAGATTCGAACGAATGAGTATTCGATTGCGTCCGCCTACAACACCAACATCTTCCACGGCGATCCGATTGAGATGACGGGCACCGGAAAGAACATCCAGCTGGCCGCCGCCGGGAATGCCGACAACATCGGCGTGTTCGTCGGATGCCGGTACGTCAACAGCCAGGGCGAGCAGAAATCCTCCAAATACTGGCCGGCAAGCACTGTGGCTACCGACATCGTCGCCCTTGTCTACGATGACCCGTTCATCGTGTACGAGTTCCAATGCGACACGTTGGCGGTGGGCGACATCGGTCAGCAAATCGCATGGAATGCCGGTACCGGAAGCACCACCACGGGCGTCTCTGGCGCGTATGGCGATGTTGGCGCTGGCACGGCAAGCACCGGCAAGGAGCTGCGACTCGTTGAGCTTAAGCGCAGCCCGGATAACGCCTATGGCGCATACGCCAAGGCATACGGCGTGTTCGCGGAGAACGCCTTCATGGGTGTTGTTTCCGGCGTCGGCGGCGTGTAAAGGAGAAATATCATGGCAGTAATGACACGCGCGAGTTTCGCGAAAATGCAGCAGGATGGTCTCAATACCATCTTTGGCTTGGAATACGACGATTACCCGACCGAGTACGATCAGGTATTCGATGTAAGCACGTCAGAAAAGGCGTTCGAGGAAGACCTGTTGGTCACCGGCCTCGGCTACGCTCCGGAGAAGTCCGAGGGCGGCGAGTACGCTCAGGACGAGGGCATGGAAGGGTGGACCAAGCGGTATACCCATCGCATCGTTGGCCTCTCGTTCCGCCTCACCGAAGAGGCAATCGAGGACAACCGCTACATTCAGCTCGGCCCCAAATACACGCGCGCAATGGCTCGCTCCATGCGTCAGTCGCAAGAAGTGTATTCGGCGAACGTGCTGAACAACGCGGTGGATACCGGCTATCTCGGCGGCGACGGCAAACCGCTTTTGGCGACGGACCATCCGCTGATGGGTGGCGGCACCATGAGCAATATGCTTTCGACTGCCGCCGACCTGTCGGAATCGGCAATTGAGCAGCTCCTCATCCAGATCCGTACCGCCAAGGATGATCGCGGTCTCCCCGTGATGATGAAGCCGGTTCGCCTCATCGTGGCGCCGCAGGGCGAATACAACGCCATCCGCATCCTGGGCAACAAGGATCGGCCCGGCACCGCAGAGCGCGACATCAACGCCATCGTGCGCAAGGGCGTGTTTGGCAACGACCCCGTTGTCATGACCAACCTCACCGATCCGGATGCGTGGTTCATCAAGACCGACATCAAGGATGGTCTGAAGGTGATCAATCGCACGAAGATGGTGGTGCCGAAAGCGACCGTCGATCCGTCTACCGGCAACATCATCTATCGCGCGCGGCAGCGGTACAGCGAAGGTTGGACGGATCCGCGCTCGTGCTACGGGTCTATGGGCGCCGGCTAACGGCTAACAAGCTAACCAGCAAAACGCAGCCCCGAAAGGGGTTTTTTTACGCCTGATGGGGCTGCGAACTTTAGGAATTCCTCATATCGAGGACCGCACAGCGGTCTAACAGGAGCAGCAACATGGGTAGTCTCAGCAAATTCCCGAACGGTTTTAACAGTGGCGTCGCGATCCGCGGCGTTACTGTTCTGAATTCTCACGGTGGCGATGTGTACTGGGTCGATTCTGGCGGCCTCCAGAATGGCGACGGAACGTTCACGCGCCCCTATCTGACCATCGACACCGCCATCAACAACTGCACCGCTAACAACGGTGATCTAATTATTGTCAAACCCGGACATGCGGAAACGCTGGCCACGGCATCGGCCATCACTGCCGATATTGCCGGCGTCGCCATCATCGGCCTGGGGTCCGGCGCCGACCGTCCCACGTTGACGTTCAGCGGCACGGCGGCGACCATGGTTATTTCGGCCGCATCGGTGACCGTGCAGAACATCATCACCAAGCCATCCATCGACTCCGTGGTCAGTCCGATTGTGGTATCGGGTGCCGATTGCTGGCTGGACATCGAGCATCAGGATGCATCCGCGGCCATCGAGGCAGTGGCGGCCATCCTGACCACTGCAGGCGCAGACCGTCTGCATGTGGACCTGAAGTATCGCGGCTTCATCGCTGGCAACGCCTGCGTGAACGCGGTCCGTCTGGTTGGCGTGGATACCGGCGAAATCAACGTGGACTTCTACGGCGTGGCATCCACCGCCATCGTGGAATTCCACACGACCGCCTGTCACAACATCACGGTTACTGGCAATTTCTACAACAGCGGCACGACCAACCTGTCCAAGAATGTCGTGGATACCGTGACGGGGTCAACGTGGAGCGTTCAGGGCTACGATTCCGCCGCGGCTCAGGAGTTCTCAGGCGGCTCGGGCGCAGCGATTGCCGGCGACGACATCGGCGCGCTCACTGCCGCCGTGGCTGTGATTGACGGATTCCATGATGTTCCGACGGCCGACGTTGCCACCAATTCGCAGATGCGCGATGTCATCGGCAACAAGACGGATGCCGGTGTGCAGGCCATTGCCGCCGACAAGAGCCTCGTAGGTTACATCAAAGGTCTTCTCGACATCCTGGCGGGAACCGCGGGCATCGCCTCGTTCCCCGCCGGCGCGGCTGCTGCAAATGCGGTCTCTATGGCCGAGGTCCTTCGATACACGCAAGAGAATGTCATCAATGGCACTGGTACGGCCTTGCCGACAAACCAATCGCTCTATGATGTCCTGGCCGGCGCCAATGGTATCGCCACTTTCCCGGCCGCCGCGGCAGCCGCTAACGGCGTGTCCATGGCCGAGGTATCGCGCTACATCTCGGAAAATCAGCTTGGCACGCTGGTATCGAAAGCTTATGCCGACCTGACTGGCTACGACGACGCCGCCGCTTTCACGGTGACCGGCGACGTGATGGTGAAGATCGTCGGTGTGGTAGGCGCAACGGCTATTACCTCAACATCCGGAACCACCACGCTGTCGGTTGGTACGACAGAGCTGGCAACCGGCGTACTTCCGGCCGCAACCATCGATAACACGCAATTTGCGGCCACCGACGTATGGGTCGATGCCAGCCCGGCTAACGATGTTGAAATCATGGCCTCGGATGCGTGGGTGATCGTTGGGGGAGGCGCCGATATCAACCTCGTTCGAAGCGTCGATGACATCACTGCCGGCGCTCTCACCTTGTACTGTTGGTGGAAGCCGCTGTCGGCCGGCGCCACGGTCGTGGCGGCGTAACACCACAACACCCCATAACGAGGGCGGCCTAGTGCCGCCTTTTTCGTTTCTGTCGAATCAAGGAGTTCCCAATGTTCAGTTCCGAATGGTTTTTGGAGCAGGCCCGCCTGGGCAATATGTACCACGCCTGCACTACCAACGCTGTCACCCTGTCCACTTTGAGCGCGACGTGTACTGGCCTTGTTCTGTCAAATCCGTGGGGTTCGCGCAAAAAGCTGGTAATTGCTCAGGCGCGGTTTGCGCCTTCGACCGCTCCCGCTGGCGCGGCCGTTGTGGGTCTTGCCATCAGCCCGGCTGTCAGCGAAACGGCTGTTACTCACACCGCTGCCGCCGTAATTCACAACGCCATTTGCACCGGCTCCAACGTCGATACCGGCCTCGGCAAGGCCGACTCGTCGGCAACGCTTCCCGCCGCGCCCGTGTGGCTGCGTCCGATCAGCTCTGTGGTGGCAGCATCGTCCATCTCTCCCGGCATGTATGTCGACGAAACCAACGGCGCCATCATTCTTCCGCCCGGCACGAACCTTTCGCTGTCGTACCTCACGACGGCCGCGGTTGGTGTCGGGTCTATGACGTGGGTGGAGATTGACGAGACCTAAGAACAGCGGGGGAGCAATCCCCCGCTTTCTTTCGGAGGGCATATGGCGCAATCAGTTATCACAAAAATCATCGACGGCAATACGTCGGTTTTTCACGTGTTTTTCGAGGGTGACGGCTCGGGCGATCTGATCGATGAAGTACTTATCGATCCGGCCACCAGTTTCGATCAGCCGATGGAAGCGAAGCCGGGTCTAACGCTGGAAAAATTGCACTATGACTTGGTGGGATTCAACGCCAAGTTGGAGTTCGATTATCTGACGGGCGACACGCCGGCATGGGCGCTCTCCGGTGGCACGGGGACGAAGATGGACTTTTGCAAGTTCTCCGGAATTCGCGACCGCTCTAACAAGCTGGATGGCACCGGGAAGCTGAAGATTACGACCGCCGGACTCGGTGCCGGCGACTTCGGTTCTCTCGTGATCCAGGTGCGCAAGAACTGATGTTAGCGTCCGTCCCCATCAACCGCGCCGCGCGGCAATTGCAGGACACGGGAGCGACACGCTGGACCGCGGCCGTGTTGCTCGATTACTGCAACGAGGCGATCCGAAAGATTGTCTCCGCAAAGCCTGAGCAACACAGAACGCGGGCAACTCGGCAGCTCACGGCCGCGCTGGCGTCGCAAGCCGTCCCCACTGGGTGTATCGCCTATTTTGGCCCGAAACGGAACATGGGCAGCGATGGAACGACGGCGGGCGCCGTTATCCGCGGGCCAGTCGAT